GCCATATCATTTTGATGATTAATTCTTATCTCAGCTAACTTATCTAAATCCATAGTCTGTTTAGCATCTTTCCATTGTAGAGCTTCTACAGCTTTGTTAATATCTTCATTCATATAAGACCAAGCATTTTGATTATCTATATTGCTAGACATTGATTCTATAGCCATATGTTTATTCTTTAACAAAGAAACCTGTTGAATTTGATCAGTATATGATTTAGCCTGCAGTGCACTATTTTGTAAATTTTTAGCATCTACATATTTATTCCATTTATCACTACCTTGTTCAAATTTACCAGCTTTATAATCAGCTTCATAGTTTTTTATGTTTTGATCAATAGTATGTAAATCAATATTTAAGTCTTGTGAAGCTTTATCAAGTTTAGCTTGATTCTCTTTATCAACAGTTTTTAAATATCCTAAATGAGCTTCATCCATTGTATTAAACTCACCCATATTAACTTTACTTGCAGCCCAGTCATTTCTATTAACATAAGCTTTAGCTGTATACATATTTGAGAAAGCTGGATCTTTACCAATAGTTTCTGAAAATAAAGCAGTTAATGGAGTCTTTATTAATATACCGTTTTTTGTAGTAACTTTATAGTTACCATCAATTTTATCCATTTCTACATTTAAACCAGCTGCTGTAGCTAATTTAATTGATTCTTTCATTACACTTTTATAGGGTACATATTTAACATCATCCATTGCTAATGCTTGATCTGCTGTAGCATCTGCAAAAGCTTTTTTCTTGTAAGCCATATATCTATCACCTTCTTCCCACCATTGTCCTCCACACTTAGTTTCATCAAGACAATTTTTAAAAGACTCACCTCTTTGAGATTCTTCATTAAAGTTTTTGGTCCATACCATATCTTTAACAATATTATTATTTGTATAGATAGATTGGAAGACACCTGCTGCAGCTTGAACATTTTGATCTAATGAAAAATCCATACTTCCCATTCTTTTAATATCATCATTAATTGTCTTAAAAAATTCATCTCTTGCTTGAAGATTTGAACTTCTTGTCATAGCTGAATTTAATAATGAACCATAAAGATCACTTACCTTTTTATGGTTAGCATCATATTTACTTTGTGAAGTTTGTAAAACTTGTGCATCAAACGCTAGATTAGGCTTTGTAGGCTGAATCTGAGAAATATAATCGGTTTGACCTTGTATATAAGTTGCCATGTTATTTTATTTATTGTAAATATATTAATTATAAGTTAAACAAAAATTAGTTATGTGTTATAATTATTTAAATCAGAAACTTTAGTAACATCGTTAACTGGATCTAATACATATTTACCAGACTTGTATGCTAAGAAAGCTTTTACTTTTAAGTCATTACTTACATCTGCTGGCATGCTGCTTGCAAAAACATTAAATTCTTCACCAAAAGATTTAGATGTATCTCTAGTAGGAGTTAATGGTTTCTCATTTGCTAGATATAGTTGTCCTGTAATTGGATCTAATTTTTTATTCTCATTAAGAGCATTAAGATTAAATCTATCTGTAGCATTTGTCCAAGCATTAGCAACTAAATTTGTAATCTTATCTTTAGCAATACCTACTGAATTAGCAAGATTTTGTTTTAAAGTATTTTCTTTATCAACTTGATTAGTAGACATTTGTGCATTTACTGCACTTTGTTGATTTGCTAATTGAGTATATTGTAGTTGATTATTAGTAAATAAATTTTCATTAACTTTAGCACTATTGTCTATAGCATCTGCTACATTACCATAAGCGGTTGCAGCTACATTACCATAGTTTGCAGCTGCTTGACCAGGACTAGTAGCAAAAGCATTTCCACTATTTAAAAACATTCCTAATTGTTCATTCTGAGCTGCTATTTTTCTTTCAGGTGAATCATATACTGTTTCTGGAAATACTATAGAAGGAGCTTTAGCCCAAGGATGAATTTCAGGTATTTCCCATCTAGCTTGCATCGCACGATCAATACCAAGTTGATCTTCTCTTCTTAAAGCATAAGGATTGTTTAACGTTTTAGTAGCACCTAAACCTCTATAGTTAGTTGGTTTTTGATAAGAAGGTTCTTTATTATCAACAATAGCTTTTGAAGCCTCTGGTTCTTTAAAAGTAAACTTACTATTTTCACCTCCTGTTGTATCTGTATATACACCATCTGCTTTTGAAATACTTCCTTTTTCTGAAGAACCAAATACTATTTCATCTCCTGCACCACTTTTTTCTGCCTCAAAAGGTTGCATAACTTTTGCAAGTTCAGCATTATATTTATCTTTATTAGCAGCTAACTTATTAAAAGCAATATATGATAATTGTTGAGAAGCTACACCATCTCTATTAGGTAATGGAACACCATGAGCATTTGTCCATTCAGTTATATTTTTATTACTTACTTGACCTTTTATAGGTTGTTGTCCTGAACCTTTAACATCTCTACCATGAGATTTTAACATTAAATTTCTTTTTTGAAATTCCATGTAATCTGCAAAAATAGCATTAGCATCTTTTTTAATAACTAAATCTCTACTTGCTGGATTTAACTTAAATGCATCATTATAACCTGCTCCAAAATTTTCTGGATGACTAGCAGCATCATCGTATTCTCTTTTTAAAGCTGCTTTAAAGTTATCATCATTAGCTAAAACATCTCTAATATAAGCAAATTGTTTTTCAGCTGTAGGATCTGATTTACCAAACTTAGTTAAATCATCTTTAGGATCTTGTACATTATCTCCTAATCCAGCTTTAGGCAATTCTCCACCTTTTGATAAAGAAGGAAATTCATCATAATTATTGTTAGAATTAACTATACCACCAAAAGCTTTAGTGACAGCTTGATTTGTTTTGTCTGCATCACCTTGATTCATAGCAAATAAACTATTTGGATCTACTTGTAGCTTATCAAAGAAAACATCTAAGTTATTTGGAATACCCTCACCAAAACCATTCTTACCAGATTCCTGCAATAACTTTAAAGCCGCAATTTTAAATGCTGCATTTTCCATTGTCATCTCTGCAGACTTCTTTGTTACAGCATCTGCATCACTATTAATAAGTATCTGCTTTGATTTGTTTACAGACTTTACCCAATTTCTAGAAATATCCGCAAAGGTTTGTGGCTTTTTTGGATTAACCCCAAAATATTCTAGCATCTTGGGATCTTTTACTATCATCTTCTTGTTGTCACTAAATATAAATGACGTACCATTACCCTCACCCTCACCATCAGTTGCTAAAAGTAAAGGTGTACCACCATCATAATGTTTTTTGCCACCAATATCAAACATGTCAAAATAATTGTGTTGACCACCATCTCCCTCCTTAGGACCTCTAGTTGAATTTGTAACAACAACTTCCCCTTTCTCAGCTTCTACATTTGCAATATTTCTAGCCACAGGTTGCATTGTAGTTTGCAAAACAGCCTTAGGCACATTTTGACTTGGAAATCCAGATATTTTATACTTAGCCATAATTATCCATTTACTTGTGTTAAATTCACTCCAGCAGCTCTTAGTTCAGCTAACTCATCATCAGTAAGATCTACTACACCACCCATCTCATAAACTTTGCCACCATATTTAAATACATTACCACCATATTTACTAATTTGATTTTGTTCAGCAAAGTTACTATTAGTTTGATGTAAGTTTTGATTACCAATATTATTAGGTATCCAATTACCTTGTTGATCATATATACCTTGAGATTGACTTTCAAAAGATCTAGCAGTATCATTTATTGCAGACTGACGACCTATCTCATTTTCTAACACTCCTGGAGCAGCATTTGCTTTATTCATAAAGTTAGTCACCTTTGGAGCATTAGTCATATATGTATCTCCTGCAGAATTCCAATCTATTTTAAATTTTTTATCAGCACTTGTTTCTAAAGTACCAGTATTTTCACCGATACTTGGTTGATTTCCAGGAAGATTTTCAAACTGCAAATAATCTGGCATTTTATTTACATCTGTATCTATAGAACCTAAATCAATTCCACCACCAGCTCTTGGTATCATTCCACCATAAGCACGATTAATTAAATTAATAGCATTATGCAATGCTTGAGGATCTATATTACCACCATATGCGCGGCTAAGACCAAAAGCATTCTGTCTAGCTAAATTTTTATTTAGTACATCTTGATAAGCGTTCCATTCTTCCTCTGTTTTAAAAGTATTCCTGTTTGCTTGATTTTTAGTAGTTGGATTATGTAAATTTTCAAATGCTAATCTTTTTGCAGCCTTTTGTGCTTCTTGTTGTTTTACAGCAGATGTTTGTGATAAAACAGTTTTCTTTTTTGCTATAGGTTTTTTAGGTGCTTTATAATTAGTAGGACCATCACTTTCCATAAGCACTTCTGTACTAGCATCTGCCTCAGGAGTATATTCAGCAGGTACTCCAGTAGTTGTTGGATTACCATAAACAGCATAATTACTATTTTGAGTAAATCCTTGATCTAAAGGTGCTTGATATATATCTTGTTCAGTTGCAGACATCATTGGTTGTTCACCAGAATATAAAGGTGCTTGACCTTGTTGATTTACAGGATAACCATTAATAGCACCTTCTGAAGCAGCTCTTTGTCTTTCTAAATTATAATTTTCTAATTCAGCTCTAGTAACATCAGCCAATGCATTATAATCATCTTCTGGATATGTTCCACTATTGACAGATTGTGTATTTACATCTGCATTAGGATCAGGTGTAGCAATAGGAACAGATGCATCAGTAGAAGAAGGAGTAACATCCTCTGCTACAGGTGCTGTAACAGGATTAGTAGTTGCTACAGGTGCTGTAGTTTCATTTGGTCTTACTAAAAGATCAGGAATACCATCTCCATTTGCATCAGCATTATATCCAGAATAACCGGGACCAGCTGCAGTTGGATTATACCCAGGCACATTGCCTACAGGATTCATTGCAGCAGCATTACCCCAATCAACTTGATATCTTGTACCTTTTCTTCTATTACCTTTCCAGAAACTACCTTCTTTAAATTCTTCACCTTCACCTATTCTCCATGATTGATCACCAATTTTTCCAGCCATACCAGGGAATAAACCATTTTTCCCAGCAGCACCTAAAAATTCAGCACCACTCATACCACCTGGTAAATTATTACCTATAACATTAAGATCGGAATATCTGTTTCCTGAGTTAGCTAAAAACCTACCCAATGGATTTGCACCAGAATATAAATTATCAAATAAAGTATTTCCTGGTCTACCATAAGCTACTGGATTAAAGTTTCCTTGACCATATCCACCATATTGCTGAGTATAAGCACCTGGAGCAGGAGTATTGCCAGGTACTCTATGCATTGAACCATCTGTATGAGTAACAAAAGCACCATAAGCATCTTGACCTAATACATCTCCAGCTCTTGCAACACCTGTATTGGTAGTTGTAGTTGCTGCGGCAGCTGGTTTAAATGATCCACTTGCTGCATCATAAGTATATGTAGCCTTATCTACTTTCTCAACTTCAGGAGCTTTCCATGGATTAGCTTTATATAGATCCATACCTACTGTATTCTGAGGATTTGCATAATTCCAATCTAATGCAGCAGCTTTATATTCAGCTTCACTTTTATATTGTGTAGGATCAATTACTACCTTACCATCTTTTAAATTAATTCCACCTTCGGCTTTAGGAATACCTCCACCATAAGACATAGTAGGAGATGTATAAGCAGCACTAACAGAACCATCTCTGTTGAAAGAACCATTTAATATAGACTTATATGTATTATTTTTAATAGTGTCTAAAAACATATTTGTTCTGTCTTCAGCATAATTTTTAGATCTTTCTTCAGGAGCAGCTGCTGATCCACCATAAGCTTTAGTTAATAATTTTTTAAGATTACCACCAAACTTACTATATCCCATTTGCTGATCTGGAGCACCCATCTCAGGAGTATATACTTGTGGATCATTTGATTGAGATTGCATGGCTACATCTGAACCACTAGGATCACTAGCTTGTTTTTGTTCACTTAATTTATCTAAAATCATTTTTGCAACTTCTGGACTTATATCTCCATCTTGTGCTTGTTGGGTAATACGTTGAATTATGGTATCTGTATCAACATCACTTGACATCCAAGCTTCTACATCTTTAACAACAGTATCAAGTTCATCTTGATCTACATTTCCACCTTCAGCAAAAAGAGGTTGTCTTCTTTGTAATCCACCGCCATAAGACATTTGAGCACCAGGTTGAGTAGGAGGAGGTCCTTGTTGTTCTTGTTGTTCCTCTTGAGGATTAGAAGCTTGTCCTTCCATTTGTTCTTCACCCTGTCCTTGTTGTTGTTGGGGTTGACCATTTTGCATAGCAGCTTGAATAGTTTGTTGTGCTTCAGCTTCTTGCATACCCATTTGAACAAATATTTGCATAATAGCTTCAGGCGGTACTTGCCTTTCAAGTAATTGTGCAGCAATATCAGCAGGTTGTGCTCCTTGTTGTAGCATCTGTTGAACAAACTGCATAATTTGTTGCATCTGTTGATCTTGACCACCTTGTTGAGGTTGACCTTGTTGCATTTGTTGCTGCATTGCTTCAGGATTACCTTGAGGCATTTGTTGTTCTGGATTTCCCATATTGTTTTCTATTTCATTTGTTTGGCCACCAGCCTTATATATTCTTACTCTCTTTTTCATAAACTATCTACTATAAAATCATTTAATAACTTTAACAATATACCCAGCTTTTCTATAAGCTTTTATTTGTTCATTATCAAGATCATCTTCCCATGATTCAACATCACCACCATTTTTAAATCCTCCTTCAATAGTTGCTGGTTGTAAATGCCATTTAGGTTTCATAATAAAATCATGACCTCCAAATAAATTTTTTACTTTACCCATCTTTTTAAATTGAGCATTTTCTCCTAATAATAATTCTCTTTCTCCGGATCTATCACCAAGAAGTCGTGGATCAAAACTCTTACCTGCATCTCTTTGTAGTTGTTCATATGCAGCTACTTCCTCTTCTGTAAGTGGAATATAAGGATTTTTTAAAATATTATGTTCTCCTTTTGGTAATTTTACAACCATTCTATCTACACCTCCATCATATTTTATATTTCCAAGATGATCTCTTCCTCCAGACCAAGAAGTAATTCTATTTGGTTTATATACTCCATTTTCTAAATGAAATATATCACTATTTGCTGAATCAATTCTTCTTGAAATTACTGCTGGTTCATCAAGTGATATATTAGCTTTTTTTAAAATTTCATTAAGTTTTGCTCTTCTTTCAGGATTAGACACCCCTCTACCTGTATATGGTCCACTACCAATTTCATAATCTTTTATAAAAAGTTTATCTTCAGATGAAATATTTGTATTATTTTTAATTTTATCAAATATATTTTGTGACATTGGCATTTTATCAAGTTCACCAGCTAATCTATCAATTTTTGCTGCTGGACTTTGCCATGCATAATTTAAAAAATTATCACCTTCAGCAATATTATCATATGTATTACCAACACTTTTACTAACAGTTTTAGCACCTTGTGCAACATCATCTGCAACTGACTTAAATCCTGCTTTTGATCCTATTAAACCTAAAGCAATTTCTCCAGTTCCTGCTGCTGCTTCTTTCCAATCTTTGGTACCTTGTGATACATCATACCAATCTTTAACATTTTGAGGAGCTTTATAAAAACTATTAGCCATACCTGCGGCCATTGCTGCATTACCTACAGTAGCACCTGGTATAGTAGACATAAACGGAAGTGACATTGCTCCTATAGCACCTGCAGCTTCTATTGCAGCTGGAGCAGCAAAAGGTAAAGTCCAGAACCAATCAGCAGAACCTGCACTTTGTGGTGTATGATTCCATGGTTGAGATTCATATGTACTATACTGTTCACCAAATTGTTTTGCCCACTTTTCCCCCTTACTTTTTCTTTCTAATTCCTTATATTGTTCAGGAGTAACTTGTATTCCTTTTTGTCTATTATTATTAGCAGGTGTAACAGTTACTTCATCTTGATAACCAGTACTAGATATTATACCCTTAGCTTTATCACTTTCATATTTAGCTTTTTGTTGTTGATACTTTTTATACCATTCCTCATCAGGCAGTGTTTTATCTGGTTCTCCTCCTTCTTTAAAATTTTCAGTAAGAACTGCTGGTTTTAATCTTTTAGTAATTTTAGCTTTTTCTTGTTCTTGATACTCTAATGCTCTTTTATCATATTCTGCTGATTGCCTTCTTCTTATTTCTTTTTCAACATCTTGTTGAGTATATCCTTCTGGCATTTCCATATTTTCATTTTCATAAAACCTAGGATTCCAATTTCTATAATGAACAGGTTTTACATATGGTTTAGCAGGTATTATTTCTTGTTTGGGTTGCACAGATTGTGCATATGGTATACGTTTTAATGGAGCTATATCATTTCCTGTAGAGTTATTTAAAATATTTTGAAAAGCTTCTTCAGAATCAGCATATTTTAATAAGGCTTGTTTTTTAACTTCAACTGGATCATATTTATATACTTCAATGTTATCAAAAAAATTATCATTTTCATCAGAAGATTGATAACTATAATTATTTCTTGAAGAAGGTTTTACTCTAGAATCATAATATGCAGGTGGAAAATTTTTATTTACAAAACCATTTGATAGATCTCTTTGATAAAAACTATTTGGTGATACAACTGTATGATAATCATTAATATTATTTGTTTCTATTTTTCTTGCTACAGATAGTTCTGCATATTTACGTTGCTGATCAGTTTTATTTAATAAATTAGATTTTAATTGACTTTGTAATTGTTCTAATTCTTTTGGAGAATCAGCCCAATATTCTCTTGCTTGTGCTAATTGTTTTAAATAATCATCTACATTATTACTTGACCCTTGTAATTTATAATTAGGCATACTTGTAATACCTTTTTCTAAAGCTAAAGAATTTTCATATAGTTTTAAATAATCTTCTAAGGAAATATCAGTATCTTGTGTTGTTATATTATTTGGTTTTACAGGTTTATCAGGACCACCAGGTTGCATGTTCATACCGTATGCAGCTTGAGATAATTGATTATTTCCTGCCACATTATTAAGAATATTTGTTAAATTATTAATATACTTGGTATTCAAACTAAATGGTTCTCCTCCTTCTTTACGTGTTTGAACAACAGGTTGAGTACCTCTTTGTTGTTGTTGGTACTCTAAAGTTTTTCTTGTAAACTCATCAGCAGCAAACTTTCTTCTAGCTGCTTCTCTTTGTTCTTGAGTATATCCTTCAGGTAAATTAAGATTCTCATCCCCAGCTAATGTACCATATCTTGGGCCAGCATAATGAACAGGTTTTACATATGGTGGAGCTGGAATAATTTGTTGCTCAGGTCTTGCAACTTGTGGAAAAGACATAGGATCAAGAGGTGTAATCTCATCTTGAGGTATTACTTTATCTTCTGGTACTGCATTAACATTTGTTATTGTCTTTTTCTTATTAGCATATTTTACTTTTGTAGGTATAGGTGTTAATGTCTTCTTTATAGTATTATTATTTGCTCTAAAAATAACTTCTTGTACTGGTTTTGCATTAGAATAATCATCATTTAATGCATGACCTGACCACGTTCCTTGAGGCTTAATTTTAGGGTGATGGACATCCCAACTACCTGAATAACTTTTATAACTTTTAGGTTCTTTATAAGTCCCACTTTTTATATTAGGGTGTTCTTTTAAAATTTTAGCCGCTTCTTTTTTTAAGATTTTTTGCCCTTTTACACCCTCTTCTGTATATACTGGACTACCCAAATATTGACTCATTCTTGAATTACGGTCTGTACCTTTTTCAAGTTCTCTTTGTAACTTGGTGTAATTATATAAAGCGAAACTATCAAGTTTCGCCTGCACATGATAATCATAATCTTTACGATCAGATGTGTAATATGGTTGTACAGGTTTAGCAGTCTGTGGTTTTTTTGGTTTAGTAGGATCACCAAATTGCATATCCATGCCATATTCAGCTTGGGATAATTGATTATTTCCTACAGTATTGTTGAGCATCTTTGTCAAATTATTGATATACACAGTATTCAAATTAGGTGTTCCTCCCAATTTAAATTTATCAATTTTTTTTGCTAATTGCCTTTTCATAATATTAATATACAAAATTAATTTTACATATCTTAACTATTAAATAGTTATCTGTGAGATAATTGTTGATTACTTACTGCTAAACTTACAAGTATCTCAACATTATTGTTATCTGTTCTTTTTAAAATTACTCTATTATTAAAGTGTCTGAATTTTTTCCTTTGAAATTCTTGCTTGTTATAGTTTAAATTTACTGGATTCAGATTACGAATATAACCATTATCTTCTGTATTCCAAATAAGTTCTTCAGCATTACTGTATTCACCTCTATCATTTGTTATATCCCAGAATTGATTAAATCTATATTGTTGTTCTTCTTTAGAGAAGATAATATCTATGTGATCTAATTGAACTTTAGGATAACTTAATAGTAATGGTATATCATTCTTAGGAGTAATTGCTAACTTTAACAAACCAGATACTTGTTCTGAATTATGTACTACAGCTTCATTAAATCCATGATCTAATACATGAAATCTATCATAACAATTTTTAGAATCATATATATAACTTTCAATATAGAACTCTACATTTCTCATTGTAGCTACAGCAAACTTATTATCTAATTGAAACTCTACTTCAAATGGATAGTCTTTACCATAGTAGTTACAATATAAACTACAAATATTATTATGTTTCCATATACCATTACCCTTAGTTGTTAAAAAGGTATTCTTAGCACCTAAAGATAAATCTGGATGCCAATCATGAAATGATACAAATTCTTGAATTTTAGGATCATAGCTTAATGTCCATGAACAATCATCAAAGTATAAAGGATCTCCTGCATTTGCTATAAAAACATCATTAATTAAAAACTTAGAACCACCCACATACTCAACAGTAACTGGTAGGTCTTTCTTTAATTTGTAATCTTTCTTACAGAAATAGATTAAACTATATTCATTATCATAAATTGTTTGACATCCTATTCCAGATACAGGATTATCTGTAACAGAGAATGTAGGAAAGTCCTCAAGTAATTTATATGGTAAATATGTATTTAACCAAAACTTATTTCCTTTTAAAGATATCTCTTTTAATCCACCAGAATAACTAAATATTTTACCTTGATTTAAGTTCATCCAGAATACACCAGCCGGAGTATTTAATACAGACAATCTACTTTGACAAGATGCAAATTCATAAGAAGTTTCTGAGTTTGAAAGTTGTTGTAATTTTCTTGCAAACAAATTACCATCTCCAATTGTTACTGCTGTACCAGATTGTGTTTTTAATTCATCAACCCCAGGTAATAATCCAGGAGCTTGATTTTCAAAAAGAATCAATGCTGCAGTTCTATCAATAGACTTAATTGCTGTTACATTACTTTCATAATCAGCATAATTATTTGGTAAAAATATTCTCCAGTTATCTTGTTTTAATAAAGATACATCTTGTTGTGCTGCATTTTGTGGTAATGAATAAAGTAACCTTCTTGGAAATTTAGTATAACAACTTTCAGACAATAAAGGGTTATAATCTCTATCTTGCATAATACCCCAAGGTATTTTTTGACTTGCCATGAATGACCAAGATAAACTTCTATCTATTTTATAATAGTTATCAGCTCTTATCAATTTCATTCCAAACATTGTTCTTAAATTAGAAAGAACTGGATAATGTTTTTGAGATTCAATATCTTGCCAATCTCTCATATCTACATTAAATTCTGACTCTACAAAGAAATCTCTAACACCAGAATTAAATAAATACATGTATGCTTTCTTTAACAAGAATATTCCATTAGATGCAATACCTAATCTATCAAAACAATGTTTATCAGAAGGAGTAACAAATGATGCCATAACCGAAGATAATGAACCTCCTGTAAGAGCACTACTAATTGCACTTGGAAAACTATTTACAAACTCCATTAAATCAAATGGATCAGTGTCCATCCAAAAAGCAGTATTTTCAAACATCTTATACTTGTTGTAATTAAATATAGCTCCATCAAGTTCACCATCTAACCATTGTTGAAAATAATATAATGTATTTTTTTCTGAATATTTACCAATATAAATATCTCCTCCAAATATTACACCTGAATTAGTTAATGCTATAGGAGTTATACAAGAAGATGCTAATAATTGTCTTACAGATTGCAACTGTCCATATTGATTTCTTAATCTAGTTTTTAAAGCTACATAATGAGAAGATGCTCTTCTTGAATATGTATTAAACTTATTATCTTCTGAAAGAGTTGATATTAATTGCGGCCTTGATACATCAGCAATTGTTCCTGTAATATCATCTATATCTACTGTAGTATCAAACATTGCTGTATCATTTCTAAGCTTATGATTAATAACATAATTAGATTGATAATCTTGAATACCTTGTTTTAAATATCTAGCATCATTAACTCGTCTTCTTCTATTATGAGCATAAGGTGCAGCAAAGTTTTCATATTTACATAATGCTTGATATTGTACAGCAAATTGTTGCCATGATCCCAATGATAAAATTAATTTCATTGTAGTAGCAGCTCCTTCAGACATTTGACTTACAAATATAGGATTACCTAAAGCAAGCATTATTACTTTAATCGGTCCAGGATTAGAATCTTGATCTTTATAAGTAATTTCAACAGTACCTGAAGTTATTCCTGATGAAGGAACACTAGCAGCTACTTGACTTGCAGTTCTAAGAGCCAATTGTGTTACAGAAGTTGTTGAAGCAACCCCTACATTTTGTCCAGAAAAACCATCAACAAATCCTTGTAAACCAACTGTATTAATTGCAGCTGCTTGTGCAGCAGTTAATACAGTTGTTGCTGGAATCACATTTCCTGCAGAATTAGAAGCTCCTGCAAATATTGGATCACTATCAATTTGATACCCCGAATATTTAATATCTCTTGTACCTAACTGTTGAGAAATAGCATAACCAATACCTGCAATAATTCCTGCTAAAAATGATAAATCTGTTATAAACTTATGTCTTGGATGATGATCAGGTTCTAAATAATTACCTTGACTATCTCCCCATGCTGCACCATAAATTTTTACTTCATCATCTACTAAAAATGGTGTAGCAAACATTGTATCAGGAGAATGAAAAGTAAAATGTTTTCTACTATAAGCAGCATTTGGAGTATAGTTAATTAAACCTCCTGAACCTGGTTCAAAACTAGTTGGTGTAGGATTTGATGAAATAAAAGGATCAGGCCTTAGATCATTAAAAGGATAGTTAGCATACAATGCAGTTCTATTAGTTATAATAGCAGGTGCTGTATATGAAAACATATTATTTATTATTCCTTTATATAAAACAGTTTTTGCTCCAGTCCTGTTACCTCTTAGAATTTCATAACCAACAATGTTAGAGATTAAAGCACCACTGTTGTCAACTGGTGGTTGTACATTATCAAAACGTACTGCCATGATTCTAATTTTATCACCACCATCTTTATAATGATTAGTAATAGTATTTGAAGATCCACCTGAAATAATTACATTTTCAGGAAATTTATGATGTCTAATAGGTTTACCACACAGATTCCATTCAGGATGTCCAGCTATATTTGAATTCCAAACAATTGGATTGTTATCATCATATAGTTCAACTGATTCCCAGTATCCCATTTTACCTTCTGCTACTAATAATCCTCCATCTGGCAATATTGTATTAGGAGTAGTAGTTAATGTAGCTGTATTATATACTTCAAAAACTTTTGGTATATAATCAGGACTTTCAATATCATTTATTGTAGCAGGACATATTGCATCTTCAGCAATTAGACCAGCATTTGCTCCAGTATCATCTGTAAGATAAAAGTCAGTTGCAGCTTTACCTGGAATATGATAACTACTTGATTTATCACCTGTATTATATACCCATCTTATAAAGAAAGGATATACTTCATCACGCATGTATCCTATATTAGTACCACCATTTTTATAGTACTCATTTTTATATTCAACACATTGCCAAAAAGTTTCTATTTGATTAGCCAAGGGTTGATAATTAAAATCAAATTTTGTTGTTGGTCCAACTCTTAGAGCATAACTACCAACATTATATATAGCTTCAGATTTATCTGGAACTGGTGTTATTATCGGCATTAAGGATAAAGGAACAACAGGAAGAGTAAGATCAATATAATCTATTGTAACAACATTTTGTCTAGTACTATAGATTCCCATTTGTCTAGCAACAGTATTTTCATTTACAACATATATTAAAACTAAACTATAATCAGTAAAATTAGTATCTAAATTAGAAATATAAATATCAATTGAACTATTAATATTTGTATGATCAAATAAAGACAAAGGATTAGATGGAATAAAATAATCTGTAACTCTTTGTTGATTATCAAGATATGCTATTTGTACTTGGTATGTACCATTTGCTATACTTGCAACTCCTTTACCTTTAACAATTTTAATACAAGGTGTCTGTATAAAAGATTCTAATCTAAGTTTATCACAATCAAGATCTGTTGTATCAGTACATACAGTACATCCATCAGTTGTTACACAAATTTGTTTCCATGGTACATCAGAAATATCTAATACTCTTGATACATTTTTTCCATCATCCCAATAAGCATTAAAAGAACAATTATAAGTTGGTCTTATAATTCCTTTAATTAAAAAATCAGTACTAAACTTTAAACATTTATCATTGACTAATGTAGTATAATTACAAGTACCTTCTTTAAAGATACCAATTTCTGAATCAGTATTGTTTGTTGAGAACATCAACCATCTGTCTTCTTCTATATGTATAGCACCAATAATTGTATACGGTGCATAAGTACAAAAGTCATTTGCAGGTTCAGTACTTAACTTACCAATATCTCCCTTACGTGTGTTATTAATAGCATTCCTAGCATAGGTCCATGAATTTTCTGGTAAATGAAAATCACTAGTATCTGTAACAAGACTTTTATCAAAAGTACCTGTTGTTTTAACATCTTGATTGCCTGCTCCTCTTCTTTGCTTTGCCATAATTAATAAGATTTAAAAGCATTGTAAAAATTATGGTATTGAGCTTTTCTATTAACCTCCCAAATTCTTCTCAATTCGCTAAAGTTAGGAGTATTAACTAAACTATAAGCATTATTCCTAGAAGCTTTTAATCTTGCTTCTATAATTTGAATCTGACTTTGATTTACTGGTTCACCATTCATTATCATGTTTTCAAGAACTCTTTGCTTAATTGCATACTCATAAAACTCATTTAACATATCATGATCAGGAACTAATAAATTTCCATCCTCATCTTCCATCATACCCTGATAATTGATATAAAGTTTACCTGTTTTAAATGAGGTATATATAAATCCATTTTTAATATATGCTGTGTTACGTGCCTGCCAAGTTTTATTTGGACAATCAGGATCAACAACATCAGGACTATTAATCATTCTGATAGAATGCATTTCTGTCCATCTTTTAGTATGAAACTTATATGTCTGAACTAATGCCATGTACTCTCCTTTACAGTTAAGAGTAACATCTCCAATTGGCTTACATGCACAACTATCAAACTTACTTCCACATTCACCACAAGATTTTGGTGGAGTATTTGGAGAATTAGGTGCAACAGCCATTGAACATAGATTCACATCTGTCCAATTACCTGGATTATAAACTGGACCTAATGCAATATTCTGTACTTGTGTTCCAGAAATTATTGGTTCAATTATACAATGATGTGCTAAAAAAAATGTAAAGTTTAATACATTGAAGTTATTAGGTAGTTTTGCCCTACCTTTCTCAATGTCTAAGACACATTCTTTGGTTTTGAATATCTTTAGTCCAAGTTCATAATTGCATCTCTTAGCGACCTTAATAAACTCCTGAGGATTAATATAGTCTTCAAGGTAATATTTTTTAAAATCAGACTGGATCTCTGCCAATAACTGATCATAAGTTCTGTAATTTAAAAAAGTATTTGGCATCTTATCTTAGTATATTTTGTGAATTATCTGCTGCATCTGATGGAATTTTACCAAGTGTCATCATTTCTTGTTGTGCAAATTGTTCCATTTCAGTAAATAAATAATCTGGAATAGTAAAATTTCTATCTTGTGCTGGTGTACAATCTTCATCATTTTCATTACAGAAAGCATCAACAGGTTCTTCAAACATTGCTTCAATAGAAACAGCTTCCCAATTAATATCTGGAAAGTATAAATAACCATTCTTATACCAGAAGTAATGTGTTTTATTATATTTAAAGTTAGTAGACTGTGACATAGCAACATACACTGCTGCTTTACATTGTTGAAATATATCTTGCCCATCTATAGAAGAAACACTCCTAAGAATTGGTCCAACACTACCAGTCATAATCTTAGGTAACTTCTTTTTAGTTCTCATAATATTACAACCAGTTTTTACTCCAGCACAATCAGCTTCAATTTTATCTATAGAAATAAGATCAACAAATGGTAGAGTTTCAAACAAGCTGTCATATTGCATTAACTTGTTTTCATTATCTTGTCTTCTAATTAATGCCTTAGCATACTTTAAAAGAACACTATAAATATATCTATCTGTTATGAAGGCTTCTTCACTAACAAGTTTAAATACATTTCTTATACGCGATATTGATTCTCTAATACTTGTCATAACTTATATTTTAATATCTATTGTAGAATTATAATTTACAGTTAAGCATTTAGGCCAACTCTTTCTAAAGTAAGCACTTGCTTTTCTTTTAAATGCCTGTAAAGGATTGAAACTAAATAGACCAGTATTTTTAATTATTGTTCTTCTTGTCTTATTAACATATACAATTCTCATTATATTATTATCTGTTTCCCAATTTTTATGATAAACTAATTTACCAGCCAATTTAGATTTAGCATAATCAATAGGTTTACCTTTAGGCTTGCCTGCATTATTAATAAAGATAGCTCCAATATTTTCTGGTAGAAGAACACCATAGATGTTATTCATTGTTTCATCAGCCATATTAGAATTGAATGTTCTCATTATTTTAACAATGTCAGTCTTCTTTAAATGATGCTTTGGGTACTTTTTATTAAAATCCCTAACTTCATTATACTCAATAACCTTACCTTTTATCTCTGTTACCCTTGCTTTATTTAAATCTACTTTCATATAATATACTAATTTATCATCAAAAATACAAATTAAATAATAAAACAAACCCCGAATCTCTTCGGGGTTTATCCTAGTCAGTCACATAAACCAACCTTCTGTGACATATTTTTAACAAACTGGAGTTGGAGTTGGTATTGTTGTAGCACATGGACTAATAAATGCAGTTAACCCATCTAAACTTATAAAAAAACCTCCTATATCTGTTTCTTTTCCTGCATCACAACTAAAAGGCCATACACCAGTATTACCATCAGTACTAAGATTATATACTGCTCCACTTGGTGCATTATGAATAGTACTTGTGTTTATATAATTAGGAACATTATCTCCTGCTACTATTGTACTTGTAATAAAACGTAAAGAAGAAGTACCTATATTATTTGTAGAAGCACTACTAGCTGTAAGTTCTTGATCTTTTAGAGTGCCAATTACTAATTTTTTAGCTGATGTTATAACTACAGTAAAATTAGCAGATAATGAAGTACCATCAGTGGCATCAATATCAATTGGTCTTGTTCCTATATGATTAGTCTTAGTATAACTTCCATCAAGTAGAGTAGGAGCATTTAATACACTTAAAGGTATAACCGAAGTATCATTATTAAATACAATTGAACCATTAGAATTAATGAGGCATCCACCTGTTCCACTAAAAGTTTTACAACCAGAAATACCATTATACGCACTTGTTGATGTAAACGGTACAACTACCGTAGGTGTAGCTGGATTTGCTAATGGAACAACAGCAGAACCTCTAAAATGTATTTGATTTCCAATTCTTCTACATTGTGGTTTAACAGTTTGAGCTCCATAATAAGTAAAACCTAAAAGATCTACCCATCCAGTATCTTGAACTACAGCTGTTAATATTCCACCTGTATAATCAAGATCAATTGTAGTTGTGTCTTGTATTGTAGTTGGAATACCTGCTACACCTTGAGCACCTGTTGCACCCGGAGCACCTGCCGCACCTGCTGAGCCAGACGGACCTGTCATACCTGTTGGTCCAGTTGGGCCATTCAATCCTTGTAGACCCTGAACACCTTGTGGTCCAACAGTTCCTTGTGGTCCTATTGGTCCTGTATATCCTCTTGGTCCTTTTAATTTTATTTCTGCATGTTTGCAGCAACTTTTATCTTTACATTCACACATGTCTTTATATTTTATATTATGGTATATCTATTCCTAAAGCAGCCATAGCAGCAGTAATTTGATTCTTATAGTAAGTAGGAGTAGATCCTGCTAGTGTATCTAAATTACAATTAAAGTTAATTGCATAATAATCATTTACATTATCTGGAGGAGTATATGCACCATTATTTATAAAAGTTGCTTTTGTTAATTCTCTAAATCCAGGATAAGAACTTGGTCCAGTATTAACTCTAAAAGCAGTTCCCTTAATAGTATATCCTACTGTAGACATTACAGTTCTTAAATAAGCAATATCTAAAGCATAGATTGTTGTAAAACTAGTTGGATTAAACATTGCACTATCGCCATAACCATATACATCTGATTCATCAGAATAAGTTAAATTAATAACTTGATCAACTGTAGCATCAACTGCTCTATTAAAGTTTCTTTCTGTAGCAAGGCATCTTACAAAGCGTTCATCATAATTCCAACCATTATCAAACATGTTGAGTACTTTTACTCTTTTATTATATAAAATAACATCATTCCCATAGTAAGGTAATAATGAAGTTTGTAATATAGTAGCACGCATAACATCTAATGGATCTCTAGTAGATGTCATTGAACCAGAATTATCAAACCAAATATTTATTTCAGTTTTATCAGTTATTGGAGTACCACCATCACATGGAACTAAGTCAGTTACTAAGCATGCTGGAACACCTTGACAATAATCTAATACAGTTCCTGGAGGACAGGTCCAAGTAATTGTTTCTCCTACAGCTGCAATTAATAATGGTGGAGTTTGAACTAATTGTTCTGTTGAAAAAGTAATAAAAGGTGCAAGATCTGCTTGAGTAACAATAGTACTTGCTAAAAATGCACGCATTGTTTGATCAATCGGCCAAACATCTCCAGGATTTCCAATAGGTATATCATAAATTTCTGCACCAAATGACTGCGGTGTACCAAAATCCATTCCTGATAATTGTAAAATATGATTTCCTACAGGTAATGTAATTGGAAACATGTGCCAAATACTAAAAGTTCTTAGTACACTACCACTTACGGGTGAACCTGTTGGACTTTGTGAACCCCATAAATTTACAAGATTAAAATTAGTTACCCCTCCCATGAAAGTTGAAGATGTTATACTTGCTTTAACTTGATTATCTCCAGCCATTGCAAATATATAGGTTTTTTCTATATCTATATTTATACAAAATTCAAGAGGTAGCCATTGATTGTCACCATATCCTGTAGCCCATATACCTGCTGTATTTAGTCTATCGTTATTAGTACCAGGATTAACAAATACATTATTACCTGCTATAGCTGTAGCATCAACAGTTAACATAGTTCCAACACCAGAATTTTCATAAACTTGATAGCCAGGACTACAAAAGGGAGTTGGAATAGGACACAAAGAACTATCTTGCCATCCATTTAAAGGAAAAGTTTTAGTAGAAATATCTTCATATAACCTAGTTCCTGTACTTCCGTAACTAGGACTTACATCACCGTGAACAATTGGCACGGTACTTCCTCCACTAGGAGTCGCTGGGATTATATAAGTTGTTTCACAAGCATTAGTTGCATCATTATAAATATATCCTGGTGGACATATGCAAGGACATGTAATAGGACACCATGATGTACCATCAAAATAATTTAATACACAACCTCTAGGATCTAATAATTTAAATGTACCAGTTGAATCAATAATATTAATATTACAATCACATGGATCAATCCAATTAGTACCATCAAACATTTTATATGTGCTCATACTATATTATGCTGTACATGATTGAATCCAAATATCTCCTGCTTTAAGAGCATCATTTCCTGAGGCAGGAACAAAGTTCACACCATATCCTTCAATACCACCATAAGCAGCATTAAAGTCTGCAGGAGTTGGTTGACTAGTTTGTGAAAACATAGCAATACCTCTACCAGAATATCCTTGATCTCCTTGAATACCTTGAATCCCTTGAGGCCCTGTAACACCATCAATACCATTAGTTCCATCTACACCATTAAGTCCAGGTAATCCAGCAATTCCCATAGCTCCCGGAGAACCACCAGTACCTGATGAACCAGGAACTCCTTGAATACCTTGAGGACCAGTTAAACCTTGTGCACCAGAAGGACCTTGCGGACCAGTAAGTCCAATTGGACCAGTAAGTCCAGTATCACCTTTTTCTCCAACATGACCTCTAGGACCTCTTAATCCTTTTGGTATTGCATTGCAGTTTCCAGCACAACTATTATTTCCACAAGTAAAACACATAAGATTATATTTAATTAATTATATACTCTAATTTCAATTGGTGCTGAGAATAATAAATCATCAACTATAGTAGATGTAGCATCATTTACTTGAGTTATTAAAGTTATTACATCATCACTTTGTCTATACACAACATAACTTAATCCATAAGTAGCAACTACTGGATTATTTACTTGCATAAAAATTACAGTTTTGGCAGTTGGAAATGCACCAACTAAAGTACCTTGATAATATCCTTGTGCATATCTAGTCCAAACTATTGGCCCACTTAATTCATTGTCTAATACCAATACTGTAGGATCACTAATACTTGCTTGTGTTAACTGTGCAACATAAGATTTATACTTAGGAGCAAGAGTTAACAATGTAGAATTGATTGTACTTACATCTCCTTGCAATGCTGTAATAGCACCGTCTTGTACAACATTAGCTGCCGTATTATCAGTACAGCAAGTTTGCAATAAAGCAATATCACCTATAACAGAAATTAAATTTCCATTTATTGTACCTACATCTCCTTGCAAGGTTGCAATATCACCATCTTGTATAACATTAGCTGCAGTATTATCAGTACAACATGTCTGCAATGCTGCAATTTCACCAGCTTGTACATAACTAGATGCAGTGTTATCAGCACAACATAATTGTAAGATTGGAATATCAAGTAATATGCTATCTACAGAAGTATTAAGATTACAAATATATTCAGCTAAAATTACTATAGCATCTTGTACTAAAGTTCCAGCTGGAACAATTATATCTCCATTACATAATATATCTTCTGCTATTGATGGTACTTCAACACCACAAAAATAACTTACTATTTGATTTAATGCTGTTGATATAGAAGAGTTAGTTGTTACAACAACTTCATTTCCACAACTAATAGCAAGATCAGTATATACAATACATTTAGAATCAGTAATCTCTGTACATGGTTGAGGTGTAGGACATACTGGTTCAGCACAACCACATGCACAATCACATAAAGATTGAGTACTTGTTGTTACAGCAGGTGCTGTATGATTATTTTGTTGACAAGATGAACATCCCATTTTATAAAATTTTATTTATTAACATTTCTTTTTTTTTCCCACCATAATATTTTTCAAAAGAAGGTTCATTGCTAATAGTTATTGAACAATCAGAACAATAAACAACAACACCTTGCTCCATCATAATACCTAAAATATCTAAATAATCATCTGCTGTTAATTCAGGATGATTTAATTGAAGAAAATTAAATAAAATTCCTAAACCACTATATCCATTAAATGAAGACTCTTCAAAGATCCCCTCATTTATAATAGTATCTAAATAATAGTTAGAATTTACAGAACTTGATGCTGCTATCCATTCTGTAACAACTTCATTAAAATCTGTATCACAACATTTAATTTTGCCATCATGAAATCTAGCCCATGATTCTTGAAAAACCATCCAAGTTTGTAAACTACTATAATGTTCAATACAACAAATATCTGATGGAGTAAGAATATTTAATAAATTTTGAAATACAGTAAGATTTCCTAAAGCATATATTCCTGATCTACAATCAGGACAACATATATTTTTGTTATTAGAGATAGAAATACCTTGAGATAATGTATATTCTAAAGCTGAAGCTAAAGTATATGTCATTGGTACTGGATCAGGAGCTTTAGCTGGGACAGCCTTAGCAAATCCTCCATCACCAGAAGTTGTACCTATTAAAGAAAACACTTCCTTAAATAAATAAATCAAAGGATTAATACATAGTGATGTTTCACATGTACACTTATTTGCATTACATTTTAAACAACTCATTATTCTTTAATTTTAGCTGGTGGAAATATATCAGGACAAGCTCCAGTTTCATAATACTTTAAAAAGGTTTCCACACTACCTATAACAATATTACAACCACAACAAAAAGCAACAAATCCTTTATCTAAGAATCTACTAAAAAAATCAGTAATTGTTCCTGTTAAATATGCTGGTTCTGAAATAGATGTAAGTAAATTAAGTAAAGTACAAATTGCTGTATCTCCATTTAATGTATTAACTTCAGCAATACCTTTTGCTAAAATACCATAACTATTTAATGTAGCAACACAACTAGTGAAATTTGTATCACAACATTCAGGAAGATCACCTCCTGAAGCCATTGCTTCGTTATATTTTAAATATGTTTCAATAGAACTATCTGTATTTATACAACAATAATTTATTGCTCTTGGAACCATTTTTAACCAGTCAAGTGCTCCAGCTAACTTTAATAAAGTTTCAATTGATGACAAAGAATAGAATGGTGACTCACTACAATCAGGACAACATATTTCATCACCTGATGGAAGTATCATACCTGTATCAAGTAGTCTATCTAAAGCTTCATCAACACTAACACCATCTTGAATAGAGTTAGCAACTGCTATATTAAATGTATATGTTAAAGGATCAATACACCCAGTAACTACAGGAGGAACTATTGGACAAGGACATACTACAGTTGTATCTAATACAATTGCATTATTTTGGGAAACACATCTTTTTTTCATCTTATCCTCCAATTAATAAATTCAACTGTGCTTGAATGCTTGCTATTTGCGATGTCAGTTGTGCAATAGCATTATTTTGAGTTTGAATCAAAACCTGTTGATCACATACTTTAACCCCGATAGCTGTAACATAATCTGTTAAAGATATAACTGTTCCATACTGTGCTTGAAAACAAGCTGAAACAGATACATCACAGTCAGGACATCCAGAAGAACCTGGTGTTACAGATGTAGGAGTACCTTTTAATTTAGCTATTTCATCAATAAGTAATTGAACCACCTCTACAAAATTTGCAGGGGGACACTCAATAGATATTAATTCAGATAAATCATAAGACTGTACATCAAGTAATTCAAATATTTTACAAATCTTTTTTGCAAGTTCATTTATAACTTCGCTAATTGAATCTCCATTACAAAGATCAATACAACATAAATCTGGACCTTGCCATACAACACAGTTACTTGTTGTGACTGCACATCCAGTGCTTCTAGTGTTTGTCGGTTTTCCCATAACTAATAATATACAAAATTTTAATTAATTATCCTAATATCTTAAATACAATCTACACTCTCAATGAAGGAAGCAGGAATTATAGTTGAGTTATTTGCTAATATATAAATGTCAGCACTTGTTTGACCAGTAATACCACACACATAAGTTTCAAAAGGTGTGCTAGACTGAGAAAACTGCACATGAATATGGTTACTATCACAATCTCTGAAATACAAATACCCTTCAACTCCACTAGGAATAGTCACTATATACTTTTTACAAGTACCAGGTAACGGAGCAACAGTACAACATCTATCAGGATCTAAAGCAATATCCATTTTTAATATCTCTAATTCAATTTGAGCTTGTTGAAGATCGGCAGGACAGCAGAACTGTATACCATACTTCAAAGCTAATACTTTTTGATACATACCATCACCAAATGCACAGAATATTCTCTCTGCTTCATCTGCATCTACATTATTAACAGTAAATGTAGGATAGATCGTTTTATGGTTTAAAATGGCAGGAATGACAACAGGTGAAGGTAAACACTCACTACAAGTACTTACGCACTCAGTTTCAATAAAAACATCTTCCCATAGTAATTCTTGATACTCATCATAACATTCAGCTTCAGTTACTCTATAACACCCAGTAATTAAGTTACCATTGATATCTTTAATAGATGTAAGTACTACTTCTAAGAAGTCATCTGGATGATTACCATTTTTAATAATACCTTTAAAAACAAAGATACCTGGCAAGCCATTAATTATTAATGCTTCACCTGTAGAACAACAAGTAAGTTGATATCTTTCCTCAGGATATGTATTAACTACTATAGGAATAATTGGATCTTCTGCAACACAAATATATGATTGCATAATTCCTTCACCTTCAGTACTCCAACTAGAAATTTCACCAGGAATAGCCGGTATCAAAGAATCTATAGCTAATTGAAAAAATCCTCCTCCAAGTACACCTAAGGTATTAGTGTAATACCAGCAAGTATCCATTGTAGAATACCATACATAATAAGCATTACCATTTATAATAATTTGATAATAGTTTCTACCATTATAATTACCTGTAGGACCAACAAAACTAAAAGTAAGTTGCCCTGCAGTTTCTGTACGATTATTAGGAAATTGAAAAAATAATGAATTACAACTACTATTGCAATCACAACATAAATCAGTAAAAATAGTATTGGTATAAAATACATCAAACCAATTTCTTAAATTCACAGGATTTCCTCCAGTAGGTGATTCTGCTGGCTTTAATAGAAAACATCCTTCTATAGTAAAGCCAGTTGAATCTTGAAAAGAAGTAATAATTGATAAACTATTTAAAACATCATAAAGACTGACATCATTATATGATCCATCATATAATATATACATTGGATAACCAGCAAGATAATGACCTTCTGGATATACATAAGGTAAGTTAGAACAACAGTCTACTAAAGTATAGTAAAAACTTATATCATCCCTTTTAACATCACCTTTATTTTTAAATATTTTATCATTAATCATTACACTAATTTTATTTTGGTTGATTAATTGCCAATTGTTGATTGACAGCATTAACACATGCAGTACAACACGGAGTGCTGTTTGTTGCATTTACTAAATAAGTTCCTGTGCATGTACAAGTACCACAGTTGGGACAGATCTTTGCCATTTTTAACAGATTTTACATGAATAATTATCTAACAATTTCTTAGCATAGTTATATAGAACCATAGCTTGAGAAGCATCTAAACAATATTCTGCTTTAGCTTGTGCGGCATCTATGTAACCAGTAATTGTCATCAAAGATAAAAATTTATTTTGAGTTTCTGGTATAGGTTCACAAGCACTTAATTTTAAATTGCACCATTCTTGTTTCAACTTCGCTCTTAGAGAAGTAACTCTCAGATGATTATATTCAACATACATCTTATCATTAGGAGAAAGAGAGTATTTAATTACATAAATACCATCAGGTAAAGGATCAAACTCAGAACCACAGTTAGCAGTTTGAATATTTAGATCACATGCAGATAAATTGAACACAAAGCCTTGTATTACTTTAGGAACAGTTGTATCATTAAATGTTACACAATCACTATAACCAGGAACTAACACCTGTACTGTAGGACAGATATAAGGCATTAGTGAACTGTATATACTTGTGTCTTCAATGCGAAGAACACAGTCAGTCATTATGTTTGGAATATTTAAACTTAAGGAATTTGTTGCCATAAAAGTATTTTTAAAAAGAAATGGAGAACAGAGAAAACCTCCATTCTCCATTTCGGAACACTAAAACTTCTTGATAATTATATTACTGCAGGAACAAATGGTGTGTGACCGTAAGTTGTTAAAGTAACAACACCACCGACAGCAACAGCACCTAACCATGTAGCCATAAATGCTTCAAACAAAGTTGCAGCACCAGCCGTAGCAGGGATATAAACATTTAATGCATATTGATCATTATCATAAACACCAGATGGGTTATTGTAACGAGGAACACTGTGTTGAATTACATAGCGAGTATATAATGCAGCACGGTTAACTGCAGAGAAATATTGATCTCCTTGAGTAATCTCACGGATACGAACATCATTTGAGAAATGATTTTGTAAGTAAGACTCATCAAGAATAACATCTCTCAATACTGTTTCACCAAATCCTTGACCTGTAAATCCTGCATATTCTTTAGTTGCACAAAGAGCAGAAAATTCACATGGATCACCAGATAAATCAGTTAAAGATACATTCATTTGAACTATTTCTTTTTCATAGAAATCAGTATTTTGGAATGAACAGTTACTGAATTGAGTATCAGCATAAGCAGTAACAAAACGAATACCAGCTAAAGCACCTGGGATATGTCCACCAACTGGAGGAACAGTAGCACCAACAGCACCAACTACACCGTAGTTAGACCATACGTTAGCAGATCCTGGTTCAACAATAGTAGTAAGAGAAGTTAAATAACCAGCTGCAACTGCTTGAGCAGAAGTTTGGAATAAAGGACTTCCTGTTTCAGTATAAACTATTGGTTGAACAAAGTTTTGTAACCAAATATCATTTACAATTTGATTAGCCCAATCAATCATTACTAGAGTTGAATCAACATTAGTAGGTACAATAGCACCTGATGCACAACATCCAGTAGATGCAGCTAAAGTTTTGTATAAATCATGATTTAAGAAACGAAGAACTGGAGAACCCCATAAGTCAAAACGAAGATTATATGTTTCACCACATAAGAAATCAAAACTACAAGGAGTATTGATATTGTACTGAGTAGTAGCAACTGAAGTAGATGCAAGCGTACCAGCAACATAAGGAATAGAAGCAGGTAATCCTAAGATATCCCCAACTAAATAACCTTGACCTGGATGAACAAGTGTAATAACAGTAACAACACCACCGGCTACAGTAATATCAGCAGTAGCACCTACCCCAGAACCTCCTGTTAAGGAAACATTAAGGTACGTACCATTGGTATAACCAGTACCAGGAACGATAGCACCTAAAGTAGCAATACCATTCAAGTTTAAGTTTGTATTTCCTACATGCCAAATTGATTGCTCAGAAGCAGAACCTGTCATTTTAGAAAATTTATGAACAAATCTAGGATTGATCATTTTAGATTTATTAGACTCTTTATATCCTCCGTGGAATGGTCCAATCTTATCATTTGTAAACAATGATGCAGCTGCAAATACTAATGGTTTACCAGCAACAACTTCCGGAGAAGCAGCATTTACTGATACATAAGTATCTGGAGTAAAAAATCCATAAGTACCAACACCTAAAGCGTTTGGTGCTAATGTATCAGCTAATACAGCAGTTGATAAACCTGCATCTAGCAAGAATCCATCATCTACACCTGCAGAAACCCCAGGTACTGATGCTTGTGTTGCTTTTGAACCAACAAATGATTTGCGGTAAGCATGACTAAAATAACTCATTTTTTTATTTTTTTAATTTATAAACAATATAATAATATAGTAAATAAAATTCATATATGCAATATAAATATTATTTATTTTTTACTCTTTGCTTTAGAAGCAGTTTTAGCTGGAGTTTTTCCAGCAGCTTTTTTCTCTACTGCCGCTTTGATCCATGGTGGAACCCATTTACCTTTTGCAGGCGCAGCTTTCTTTTTTGCAGTTGCCATAGTTATTATTTTAAGAATGTTAATTTATACATTGCAGAATTGAACTCACTTTTTATAGTGTCCAAATCATTTACAATTTCGGTATATGGCATATTATCTTGAAGAGAACAAACCATGTCTTTTAAAGTTTTAAGTAATGTAATTGCATCACTAACTGTATTTACAGTCTTAGGAGCACTTTCATTGTATTTTAATATACAACATGCAGCACCTTGATATCCTTCAGCTAAAGTATCAGCAAATCCATGCATTGATGAATATAAATCATCTAAAGTTTTATGTGCAGCATAAGAACCAACTCCTTCAACTTTTAAATGAAGTTTGTGAAAAGTAGTTGCAGCATTCATTAATTCAGATACCATTTCAGCAACACCTTGATCGCAATTATACGATGATGACATTTTGCTTACAGGTACAGAAGAACCTATTGCTGTTGATGATCTACCTAATAGACTTCTTTGTGGAGTACTCATTTTATATTTAATTATTTGTTTCTACTGAATTATCTGCAATTTGATTAGTTGTAATATCCTCAAGATCTCCTGCTAGTATTTTTACACATTCATCTATAAAAATTTCTACAAGATCATCTTTAAATTCACATTCAACCTCAGCTGTAGAAATAAGACCTGAATATGGATTAGATACCCCAATGATTTCAATCTTTCTTGGTTGTCTGTAGTATATAAGTAAAGTATCTTCTAAAGTAAATTCATTATTAGTATATACTTTAATCTTATTATTTGCTATAGTTGAAAAAGTTTCAGCCCATTCAAAACTTGGCTTTTTATTATAATCTCTGAGAATACTATCTACATTAGCTTCCTCTGCAAGATAGATCATCATTTTTCTTTTATCACAACAATCTTTCTTTGCATAGGTAGATAATCTTTTCCATTCAAAATAATTTGCTGGTAAAGTAGGAGATGTATAATACAAATCTTTTTTTACCATAGTTAATGGTTTTTCTGTAAGAAGTAGTTGTAAATCATCAATTCTTCTTTTACTTCCTTCATCTCCTGTTTTAGAAACATTAGTCCCAGCTAAATTTCTTCTACACCAAGCAACTTGACCTTTGTTAAAAGCTTCAACAATTTCCCATGGCATAATGTTATCATAGTCATTACTAGATAACTTATTTATACGCTGCTTAACTTTTATTTGAATAGTATCATTTGTCATTTCCCTTTAACTTTTTTAAGATTAGGATTCTTGCGCTTAGCAGCAGGTGATGCTTTTCTTGCAGCAGAAGCTAATATAGCTCCAGCACTTTCCATAGAAACACCTTGCTTTTTAGCAATCCCTTTTTGAGCTGCTTTGAAACCCATACCTTTTTTAATTGCCATTACTTTTTCTTTTTAGAAACAGTTTTTTTCATGTTGCGCCCAATCATCATACCTGCTTGAAAAGATTTTTTAACTTTTAGTGCACACTCTGACTTCTTTGAACTTGTGGTAGATGTTGTCTTTGCCATTATTTTTTCTTTTTATGTGTATTAGCAAAATTTCTTGCTGCTTCTTTACTACCAAACCCCCATGCTTTTAAAGCAAGTTTTAGTCTAGTAGGTTCACCATTTGGTTTCTTTTCAGGACCAGACATACCCCCAAATCTTGCAGCAAAACTAACCCTTCTTGGATTAGTTCCAGACTTAACAGGTGCTTTAAGGTTAGAGCCCTGCGCATTTGCAGATGCTCTACCTTTAGCATTTAATCCACCATTAGGATTTTTTCCTTCTTTTCTTGTCCAAGCTGGGGTAGCCATTTTAACAACCTTTTTTCATTTTACCACCCATAGCTTTTTTAGCGATAACTTTACCACCCATTGCTTTCTTTGGTGCACCACCTCCACATTTAGCTTTTGGTAATGCTTTTTTCATTGTTGCCATTATATCTGATTTTAAATTACTTACTCCACAGATCTTCAACTTTAGCCATTAATAGATCTAGCATATCATCATTAGATGGATTTTTAAGATACTCTAAAATATCAGATACATTTCTTCCTAACATAACATTTTGAGAGGATTCATGTAACATACCATCTGGTTTAACAATAATATATTTATAAAAACTAGCATCTTTAATAATAGACTTAATTTTTAAATCTTCATTTGACATTCCTGTATAATCAATAAATGCAGTAGCACATCTCTTTTTATCAGTATCATATCCAAGACCATTAATATATTTATCCATGTTGTCATAGATAACATCTTGTAAAGTCTTGTTAGTATATTGAGAACTATTAGCATCTATATTTTTTGCAATATAAAATAATTTTCTAGGATCCTCTTCTGATAATGTTTGAAGAATAGTAAGAGCCTTATTTCTAAGTTTTGTAACATTAGTTTTGGTAGAGATAGATTCAATCTGTCTATCTAAATACCATCTTTGTTTAGTTCTTTTAGCATCCTCAAAATTTGCAGCTACTAATGAGAAACCACCATTTTCAATTGCTTTAATAAGAATCATGTGATCAAGATTTTCCTTAGGATCTAATACTTGATCATCATTACCTAACTTTAAGAAAACTTTACCCCAAACATCTGAGTTATCTGGTGTAAACATTTCAACTTTTGACCAAAATTCTTTATCTTCAGGATCAATTTGATTGAATGCTCTTTCTCTTTCTAGCATAGCAACTGTTTCACGGATATCTTTAATAACCGCACTCTTTTTCTCTGGATCTTTAATCTGTTTAACTTCTGGAGCATATTCATTTAACCCAGTTAAATATCTTGTCTTACCATTTTGTTCTATGGCTGCAAGTGTTTCAACTTGAAAGGTATTTGGAAATACAACATAGTTATACTTTTCTAATCCCATGTTCTCTTGATTTGGATCTGTGTAAGCTTTGATACTTACTTTCCCCAAGTTTTCTAATTTTGTACTCATTTTAATTGTTGGTTTATTTTAATGACTGACAAATATAATAAAAAAGGCAGTTCTATTTCTAAAACTGCCAGTCAAATTTATGATAATGCTAATATTAAAGCATTAAGTTTTGATTCAATATCATCTAATCTAATTTCTACTGCAGCTCTTAAAGTATTAACGCTTGTTGCTGTGAGATTTGTAGAAGCTGGTAAAACACCAACTGCATCTACATCTGCTTTTACCAAACGAACTGCTTCATTAATATGAGCAATTCTTGCTATTGCAGATTCAGAATAAGAAGATCTTGCTAGAATTGGATCTGGGCTACTTACACCTACTTTTATTGTTGACATAATTATAAAGTTTAAAAGGAGTCAGTTTCCCAACTCCTTTATTAATAAATTAAATATTATAATGAACCTCCAGTAACTGGATTTCTCATAACAATTTTTAAAACTTTAGTAGGATCTTCTACTTTGATAGCAGGCATTGCTTGCGTCATGTAGATTTGGTATCCATTGAAGTTACCTGTAGAAGCAAACCCTTGAGTTCTTCCCATATAATCCATAGAACCATTAACATATCTCCAAACAAGTTCTTTATTCCAAGCACATTTCAATAATTTAATATTGTCTTGTCCATTTTCAGTAACATCAAAGATGATGAAAGAATAAGAAGAAAGACGGAAACCATCAATGATTGGGTTTTCAATCTCATTGTTTTGTAAGTTATCAAATGCAGGATTCAATACAAACTTGATATTAGCCAAGAAAGGAATTGTGTACGCTGTAAAAGAGAAACCATAAGATAAATCCATTCCTGAACCTTTAACTGCTTCTAATTCTTTAGCATTCATAACAAGACCTGAAGCAAAAGCATCACGTTTGATAGCTTCATTGATCATTCTCATTCCACCCATTCCAGTTTGAACAATAAGTTCTCTCTTAGGATCTGGTCCTTGGAAATCAACTTTACCATTGAAGAAGTTGAAAATTTCAGAACGGAAGATATCTAATTTGAAATCAGATTTGTTGTAAACATGTTTGTAAGACAAATCTAATTGTTTCCACAAACCTACTGATAATCTTAAATCATCTGGACCATCTTGTTTAATTCTACCTCCTTTACCCCACATAAGGTAAGTTTCAATATCATAAGCAATTTTAGAAAGGTGAGCAGCTTCTAATTTAGTAATGAAAGAACGAACTAAGTTACCATTTTCCATTGCTTTTTTCACATACCCTTGACCTTTAGCAGCAACCATTCCTTCCAATGTATTGATTGAAGGATCCATTGATGTATCAAAGTTTTTCCAGATTTCAGTTACAGGAACTGAACCATCAGCTTGCATACCACCTTTTTCCATCAACTTAACTTTAGAAGAGATAGAATAGTGAACGTGAGCATCAGCATTACCAACATAGTTATAGAACTCACGAGTTGTGTGAGTCATAGAAAGATCAGAATATCTTTCACCATACTCACCTCTAGCAGAACCTACTCTGAAGAAATATGTATTGTTAGTCAAGAAACGGTTATCAAATGTACCTGTAGAATCATTGTTAGGCATAGAAACTGTGTAGATGAAACCATCTCCCATATCCAAGATGTCCTCATCTGTGATATAAAGTTCTTTACCATTAAATTTATCATAAGTAATGATATCACCATGACCAAAAATTCTTTTGTTCAATTTAATTTTAAATGGTGTTCCATCAATACCTTTTGCAGTATTCATTGGATCAAGATCTTCCATAATGAAAGGAAGTTCTTCCGATACTGGAGTTGACCATTTATATTCACCTCTTGGGTGATTTACCTCAATAACATTCTTACCATTAAATGAAGACATTTGATATAAAGGCATTTCCAACTTTTTAACTTGTGCCCAAAGTTCAATTGGTCCCAAATCATCAGGTTGTGCATCTTTCATCAAATTCATCAAGTGGTAAGAATCCACATGAGAGCTTGCTGTGTAATGGTTGTCCCGAAGGAACATACCATTATTTAAAACTGGAGTACTCATTTTTATTTATTTATTAATTATTTACACTAATTTATCTGGAGAATAAAGATTTTCCTGGCCTTCTTAATGGCTCTCTTTTATTCGTTACTCTCGCAGCACTTGTACTTGTGTCACCTATTCCTGTTGATGAACTATTCCTAGAAGCTTCTTCAGTTCTAAGTTGTCTTACAGTATTAGAATTTGCAACATTTGCACCTAATTGTTTTACTGAACTTCTGTAATTAACAGGATCAGCTAGCAACCATAAAGCTTCAGCTACTAAAGAAGGATTAGCATTTTCACCAAATTGGTGTTGTTCTAATAGAAATCCTAATGCATTAGTAGCATTACCTTTTGAATCTTGATATTTAGTAGAATCAGTTAAACCATAATATAACATTGTTTGAATTTTGTTATTTAATGGAATCCCATTTAAACTACTTGAATTTAAAGTATTATATACAACATCATGATATTTCTTTTCCATATCAATCTTTCTGTTCTTAGCTGCTTGTTGATCTTTCAATCTTTTTTCAATTACATCAGCCTGTCTTGCATCTAACTTTGGTTTATACCTTTCAGCATATTTAGCTAGATCTCCACGATCTTTAAGAACATTTACTTCATCCTCAATTTCTTCAACTGTTCCAAACCCAGATAGATCTAAATATTGTCTAGCAATACTTTCTTGATCTGCTTCTACAGAAACATCTAAATCAAATGTTTCTTGAGATTTAGCAAGTTGAGAGAAAAGAGATTTCATGTCTTGTCCATTATTTAAAGCATAATGAACAACTGCTTGCACATCTTGTGGTAGTTGTTTAAACAACTCAACTGGTGCATTTTGAGCAACTTCTTGATTTTGAGAATCAATATTTAATTGAATCAACTCTTCAAAATCATCTACTGTATAATCTGCTAAAGCTTTGCCATCATTAAATGGTTGCAAAACTCCTTTCTCAATTAGTCTAGTAGTTGCTTCAACCATAGCATCTTTAGTTAATCTAGGTCTTCCTCCTTTATTAACTTGATCTTCCTCCTCCTCAAAGTTGTCTGCTGGTGCATCTACTATAGAGGCAACCATTGCTTTAGCAACTTCAGGGTCTTGTGCTGCTACTGTGTCATTATCATCAATGTCATCTAGAAACGATATGTCAACCTTGTTTGACTTTAAAACAGATGGCTTAGATTCTGTAGCAACTATAATAGAACTTGCTGAAGGAATACCTAATAGATCATCTAAATTATCAAAATCAATCTCCTCTACCGCTGTAGTAGGACTGTTTGCAGTATTAACTGCTTTTTCTTCTTCTGTCATTATTATTGGTTTTAGTACTGACTGTATTTAATATAAGCAAATTTATCCAATTCTAAACAATATTTGTTTAACTATTTTAGATTAAAAAAAACTTTTTGTTATACTATAGTTATAATGTATAAATTATTTACTTATTAGGTTTTTTAGTATCAAACTTGTTTTTATTTTCTCTTGCAATGGCTAACTCAAGTTGTTTATTCCTTGTTTCATTCATCATCTTTTCTCTATCTAAGTCTAATCTTTGTTGATGAATATCCTGTTTATTAGACTCTTTAGTTTGATTAAAGTTCATAGTATCAGCATATTGCTCAGATTGTTTAACATCTTTTAAAGAGTCTGTGAAATCAGAAACTTTATTTTCATTAATATCTTGTTGAGCACCATAACCAGCTGCTTTAATCTCTGCTTCAAGTAATCTAGATCTACGATCTTTTTCTTTTTCTCTTGACTCATGATCAAACTCCATTTGTTTTTCATCTTTAGATGCCTGAATTGCAGCCTCTTGTTGTTTTTGTTGAGATTGCATTTCTTCTTTTCTTCTTTCTTCAGATTTATCTTCAATTGATCTAAGAGCCATGTTAATAGTTCCAAGAGAGTCTGATTGCATTAACTTACCTAAGTCATAAACTGATGCTCCAGTAGTATTGTTAGACATGAACACTTGTTTCAATTGTTCTAGCAACTGTCTATTATTAGCATTAGTTTGACAAAAAACATTTAAGTCAACAAGTAATAAATCAGTACCATTGATTTCAAAGTTTGTTCTTTCATCTGGTGAAATCATACCTTGCAATCTAGTAGATGGATTATTTGAATGATAATATTGAGCAAGGTCTGTTCTCATTGCATGAACTCTTGGCATCAAATGATCTGAGTGTTGAATAAAATAAGTTTCAGTTTGTGCATAAGATCCAGCCATTGCTTGTTCAACTCCTGTAGCTGTATTAGTTTGTCCAAGTTGTTGGCCCATACGCTGAGGGTTTAAACCAACTACTTCCATACATTGCTGTTTAAAGTAATTAGCTAATTGAATCCTAGACATCAATCTATTTGATTGTTCCATGTTTAGAACTTGATAGTGTTGGAAGTTGGTAGCACTTTCAGTATTAGCTATAGAAGGATCTAATGGAAGCATAGAAAAATCTTTCATTGCTACATAAGCTTTAGCTAAATTGTTTTTACCCCAGTCTTCACCCATAGAATGTTTAGGAATAGCATTTTGATCAAGTACAATTACTGAACCTAGTTCATCTACTAATATATCTGCTATTTGATTATTACACATGTTAAATCCTATCTGTGCAGGTTTCATTAAATCAACTAGTGATGTAGACTTAGTATTTCTATCTGAGAATACTTTACCTTCTATAGGAAGTTTACACCCATACATAGTTTTATCTCCTTTGAATTGAAATCTAAGTGGTCCAGGTTTAGTTCTGTCAATACCCAAATAAATAGGTTCAAAATCAGAATCAGTTTCTGTATTAAAGATAGTTCTGTTGTTTCCAATCTTTACACCACCCCAAGTTTGATTAATCCAGAACCAATCAATATGATCTCCAAAGACTAAGTTATCAGCAGTTTCTTTCTTTTCAAATACTTTATTGTAAATTGGTTTAGAAGTTAAAAGATAATTTTCATCAACGATCTCAGTTATTACTGCTCCATTTTCATCTATCTTAGTAAGATTACCAATTTTTCTTTGTGTTTTCCAATAAGAAGTTGAAACTCTTAATAACTCAACAGTATGTAAATTACCAGCATGTTCACTTTGTCCAATAATATAAGATACAATATCATGAGGATCATGAGCATTTTCTATAAAAGAAAGATGACGCTTCATATCTACACCAACTCTTCTATTTGATTCTACACTTTCATCTGTATCGTAAAGAGATCCATCATTAGGAATACCATCAATCATATATCTAGCTGATCTAGCAGGATGCAATAGCTCAAGTGATTCAAGTTGTTCTGCTGTCATTAAATACCCATACTTATCTACTACATCAGATATTGTAAGCATGTCTACCCAACCAGCCCAATTGCCTTGTGAGATATAATGTACATTAGGAGATTTATGGTAGAATGTAAGTGCAGGATTTAATAATTGAATATCATAATCATCTTCTAACATTTTAAAATGCCAAAACTCACTATCTGTAATTAGTGAATCTCTAAATGCTAGTTCTTCCATTTCATCCATTCTGAAACGGTTTACATCAATAGCATGTTGTTTAACAGCCCATCTTTCAGCAAGGGTTTCATATTTTTTTGTATAAAACTCTTCTATCTCTGGTAATCTTTTTAAAGCTTCAGGATTAAGTTGCTCTTGTGCTTCAGGAGAATTAGGATCCATTCCCATCTCTACCATTTTAACTACAAGTTTTTGTTGAGCATCTTCTAATAAGACTCTACCAATCTCTTCAGTTTTTTTATCCATTATCTCATTATAAGAATACTCATCAATAGCTCTATAGTCTATCTTAGTATTTCTTTTTGCAAATTCAGATACCATTGTATTAATGATATTTGGAATTAATGGATAAAATTTTAATTCTAATGCTTCATTGTTACCCTCAGTTAAAACTTCTAACATTTCTGTCATATCATTTTCAACATCAGGAAGATAATCACTTTTATCAATAGTACCTTTAGCTAACTTATAATTCTTCATTATACGTCTTGCCTTAGACATAATCTGTTTAATGCCTTGCCACTCTAACCAATCTAAATTATGTTTTGACCAGTCATCATCTTTTTCCTCAGCAGGAATGAATTGAATAGGTTGAGTAAAAACACCAAATCTATTTTTTTTGGTTTTCTTACCCTTTTTGAAATCCATTGCATTTAATACTTCCATCAGTCTTCAGTTTTATTAATCAAAATTTTTGCCCAGTTAGTAGAACTAACTTTCATATGTTCAATCATATTTTCTTTTTCTTTTACAGCAACCTTAGTTTTACCAGTTACATAAGCAAGAGCAATTGCTTCTAAATGTTGTTTTAAAGTAAATACTTTTTCTTCTTCCATTATTTAAAATTTTTAAATGGATTCCTTGGTTTTTTCATACTCAAAGATTCACTATTTGCTCCCATGTGTCTATAGGGACTCTTACTTAATTTATACAAATTTTCTGACTTATCCAAATATTCTTCATTATCATATTCAACTCTTTTCTTTAAACCTCTGCTAGCTTCTTGTATTCTTACAAAAGTAATTAGAGAAGCAAGAGATACAATTCTATCCACATTGACTCCTGGGCGATAGTGTTCCATCTCAATCATACACATGTAATCAGGTATTCTTGAGATACCATAATGCTTCTTATATACCTTACCATCATCTCCAATTTCTTCATCAAGTTCCTCTCTAAGGTACTCAATTAAGTAATTCAGCATCACAGTTTTAAATATTGTTGAAACATTCCTCCAACCATATTGTTGGAATTGAGTTTTGGAAGCTTGAATTTCTTTAGAAAAGACAATCTGTGTAGATGGAACTAAATACTTTTGCTTTCTCTTAAATTGCATATATTGAATAAACAATGGCACGTTGTTCTCTACAACAGTCCATGCTTGATACCATTCAATTATTAATTCTAATCTTTCATGTGTTTTATTGATATCATCATATCTACCACACCAAGAAGCAACTATTTTATCTCCTTCAATAAATGTTTCAACAGTTCCATTCTCTTTTACCCTTTGTATTTGAATAGGATTTTTATAAACATGGATTGAACATAAAGAATCTGAAGTTACAGTTTTACCTTCAGATACTGGATCGACTGCTGCATAGTAAGTTGTACAAAAATCTTTTTCCTCATCTGGTTCTTCCCATACTTGAATAGCTCCTGATTTATCTTCTGCTGTTTTATCTGTAGGGAATTGTAATATTGGTTTTTTGTTGGTAACTGCTGCAATAATTGATCCTGTATTATCATAGGATAAGTTATAACATTTATATGGGTAGTCACCTTCTTCAATATCTCTTTTATGTGATTTTACTAGTTCAAGTGGAAACAAACTTTCACCTCTGTAATCAAATGCTTCCTTCATATTTGATGGTCGCTGAGATACTCTAATTTGATAAGTTTCAGGATCTAAATCCTTCTTCCATTGTTTTTTTAATTCAAGTAAAGATGCTAATGCTTCTTCAGCTAATGAATTACCATACTTATCTATGTATGGAAGCATGGACCATTGTTCAGGAACAAACAAACCTGTATTAAGAACTGTACCTTCTGAATCTGAAAACCTATTAGGGATTTCATAAAAACCATTTACTTTTGCTTTATACATAAACTTGCGCAAAGGTTCACATTGTTTTAAATCTCCTACAGTACCTGAAGCAATAAAGTAACCAGTTGTAATTTCACCAGCTTGTAGTGCAGGCAACATAAACTCATAAGTTTTATCCATTGATTTAGCAATACCTGCTTCCTCATAAAAGAATAGAGTACATAAACCCCCTACCCCTGCTGTATCTGATTGTTCAAATGATAATGCTTGTAGTACACCTTTTCTTCCTCTTTCAGTTTTTCTACCATTCTCTACATACTCAATCTTTTGCTGCCACTCACCAACACCACTTGGATTCATAGGTCTGTACCATGCTGTATGTTGATTTAGAAAGTTTTTGTATTCATTGATCATTTTCCAAGTACCATTTACACCTGTAACATAAGCACTTAAGGATGAACCAATTTTTAATACTGGGCCATATTCAAACCATAAAATATTTACAAGTTTTGCTCCATGAAAAAATGAAGATCCAAACTGACGCTTTTTAAGTATTACACCATGCAAATATTTTAATTCACCAATAGCTTCATACAAAGCCATATGATATTGTGAATCATGAATATCAGGAAAATCTGTTTTCTTTTTTACTTTATCTATAATTGGTAAAAAGTTGATCCAAAAATAATAATCTCTTGGCAAATAAAACTTTTTATCACCTTTCCAAAATAAAACTCCTTTTCTTGATTTTTGTTTTTCAGATTCCCAGTAAGTTATATAATCTTTAGTACCATCAGCAGCATCACAGAAATAACCATCTTTTTTAAATTTTAATCCTTGCTTCTGAAACTCTTCAATAATTTCATCAAACTCATATAGACCAGGTTCTTTAAAATAATCAGCTTCTAAAGTATCAGCCATAATTTCCCTTGTATCAAAACTATATGTAGTCCAAACTCCATTATCCCATAAGGGCAGATCTTCATGCGGTTCTCCTAGATTATCTTTAATCATCGTAACTTAGTTTTTGACCTCCCCTAGCTCTAGAAGATTGTTCTTCTTCAAGATCTTTGGCAACTCCTTTGAATGATTTTCTTATTGAATCAAAGTTTTTAGCTGCACTAATAATAGCAGTTATATTACCATCTCTACCATCAGTAATAGTTTGTGTTTCCATATAGAAAGCAAGCTTTTCTAGCATGTTTGCAATACCATTGTAAGCACGCAAGGTTGGTGTTTCATACATTGCTTTACATCTATCAACCCCCATTCTAATTAATCTATCCTCAGGATCAAAAGTTACTTCTAAATCTTGTAAGATCTCATCTTGTACTTCCTCCTGTGGTCTATTAAAATATGGATTTTCAGAACTTCTGCAAGACATATAAAAAAGATATGCATAAATATGAATATGGTTGTCAGGGTACTCTTCCATTATTCTTCTTAGAAATGGAATAGTATGACAATGTTCAGTTGCCACAACTTTTCCATTTACTGTATCAAATAGTTTAATTGCCATGATTTAATATTTTTTCTCTATTTTCTTGTACATACTTAAACATTGCAATAACTTCTTTTTTCATATATGGTAACTCATAAGGAATAACCTTTTTAACTAGAGGATCTCCTTTAGCATCTGTAGCAATAATTGGATAACCATTTTTATCTAAACTATCTATCTCAAATTCTATATGATCTAATTGTATTTTACCTGGCTTCAAATTAAAATTATGTTTTAGCATAATGTACATGTAAGTACTTAACTGTAAAGCATATTCATTGTAATTGCATTCATCTAAATGTGCAAGAGGTCCTGTCATTTTTTTGCGATTACCACTCCAATCAACAAAACTTTCTTTATTAATTACTTTATTTGTTTTGTAATCATATACATCAATCATATCATCAATTACCTCAATTCTATCTCCCTGACCACAAACTCCAACAGATTTTAAATAAACTAAGTGTTCAGGATACATTCCCTCTACTAATTGTTGATCAGGAGCTAATTTTACTAAACCTTCCATCAAAGGATTAATTATAGTTAACTCTTTACCTTTCCTGGTAATTGTATTACAAGCAAGAACATCTTTCTCTCTTTGATCATGATACCACGATCCTACAGAAATAGCTCTTTTATTTTCCTTGTCCCAAAGATCAATAATTTCTTGAGGAGTCATTTTATTATACTTAGGATTTTTACCAGTAGCACATTTTTCTGCTTGTAGTTTTTTATCAAAAGGAATTTTAAAATAATGGATTAGTCTTGTTACACTTATCCAATCAATAGGATCTCTTTCATCAATACTGATATACTTATGATCTTCTGCATAAAATTTAATTGCCATATTCTATATTTTTAATCCTAAAATAATTCCTTCTGCTAATTTTTGAACTTCTGTATCAGGACTATCTAACATTCCTATAAGTTTTCTAGATCTTGTTACAGTCACTGTGCCTAAATCTCTTGCTGCTTTTAAATGCTCACGTATTGGTGATTGCCTAATTCGTCTATTTATTTCAGCCAAGCCTCCTTCACCTGTCCAAACAGTAATGTCTTTTTGACCTTCTAGTTTCTTACTGTAAAAACTCAACATTTCTTTATATAAAACTTTTGAATTAAAATCTGTCATATATTTTGTAGATTATAGTTAGATTATTCTGGAACATCCTCTTGTAAGTTTTTATTTAACAAATAATTTTCTTCATGAGATAATATAGCATCCCATTTACCTTCAGGACAATCTGCACTCAATGCTCTTAGTTTTAATTTCATGCTGCATCCACAACTTCCACAACAAGGTCCAGTTCCAGGAACTAAACAAGTTGATCCAACATTATCTAATAATGGACAACCATCACAAATTAGTTTTCTTTCTCTAGCAACTTCCTCTATATGTTCAGTTTTAAAGATGTTATTCTTTATACCCTCAAGGATTTGCCCTTTATTTTTCCAAATCTTTATAACGCTTTTCATACATGTCTTTATAATACTCATTACATATTTCTAATGCTCTAATCTTTTTAGCAAGTACAACTTTAGAAAAATTATACTTAATCACTCTTTTAAAATCTTCTGGAGAAGTACTATTCAGAAAAAAGTTTAGACCATCAATTTCTTTTTGCAATTTCTTTCTACTTAATCTTATAGTACCTAAACCATGAAGGTATAGTGTTGGGGTTTCTAAAGCTTCTATTTTCTTAATCACTATAGAATAATAAAAATCCACAACATCTCTAACCAAATCTTCTGATAAGTTTAAATCAAGTGCAGTCTTACTAATCAAATCTTTACCCTTCGTTGGCCTCAAGATGATATATTTTTAAGTTTAATAATATTGTTCCCTCTGTTAGAACTGCTAGTTCTTTAGTAAGGGATACTAACTTGTTACCCAAGCCACTTCTATAAACAAGATTATCTGCAACACACTTTGTAATAAAGTTTCTTGTAGTTTGAACATTTCCAAAGATCTCTTCTGATACTACTTCATTACAAAAATCAGACATATTAATATCTCCATATAATCCTAACAAAGATAAGCAATCTAACTGTGCAGGGCTTAATCTTATTTTATTAGTAAAACAGTGCATGTTTAATTGAAATTTTATAATATCAATTAAAGATAAAGATACTTGTTTATTTACAACTAATGCCTTTGCCATATCTATTCTTTTTTATCAATATCTAAATCAGCACCCTTATCTTTTTCTTCAGCCTCAGCTTCCTTATCAGCTTCTTGCATAGCAAAACTTAGTTGCATAAATTTGATGCTATACTCTAGTGCTTCAAATTGAGCTTTCTTAATTCCTGCTTTTAGTTTTTCTACTAAGCATTGAATGCGTAGTACACTCTCTTGCTCTTCATAATGAGCAATAGTTTTCTTGCGAATCTCAAGTATCTCTGCTTCAGTGTAATCGCGTTTTTCTTGGTTGGTATTTTCTGACATAACATTTATTGTTTATTAGACAAATATAATAATAAATGTTTAACTATTTATTGTTTAAGCAAAAAAAAACATCCATCTCTGAATGTTTTATTAAGCAATTATAGTTTATTATAGCGAATTACTTTTTAGAAGACTTGCCACCTTTGCCATTTCTAGCTCTATTAGTTGAAGCCTTTTCACTTACTAATGTACCTTTTTTAGTATGAGATTTATCTTGGCCATCTCCATTACCATAAGTACCAGATTTTCTATTTGCTGCATTTAATCCTTCTCTATATTTAACACGAGCTGGTGTTGCATGGTATGCTGTATTATATGCATTCTTTTTTTTCCTTGCATCAGCATTCTCTGCAAAGTATTTTGCTGACTTGCTTGTACCTGTGGATTTACCAGCTAATGAATTTCTTGCCATTACACTATATCTTTAGATTCAATTAATGTATAAGAGAACTTGTTACCATGTATTTTTGCTGCTATTCTACAGATCTTCATAAATGCATCAAAGTCTTTTACTCTTTTGAATACTTGACAGCCTTCACTCCAGTTTTCTACCCATGTAGAATCTTGACCTGCTTTGTGGATATTAATACCAAACATACCATTATCTCTAGTTATATCATCAAAGGTCATGTCTTTATTATTATCTCTAAAAATTGCTACAGTACCATTTCTTTGACACAGGGCTTCATATTTACCTTGATGCTTATCAATAGACCACACACCTCTGTATTGTCCAGGAATAAGTCTTGCTACACCTTTAGGATTATGATACTGCATTACACCTTTTTTACCTGGCTCAGTTGTATTCATCCATTCATGGTATTGCCATACACCTTTATCATCTTTATATGATATTGTAATAAGATCATCAAATACATTAGTAACTTTTCTACCAGTAGAACTATTACGTACACCTACTATATTAACATCATAGCCTTTATTATCAGTATCTTCAAACCATTTGTACCCTTTGGTATTAATAGCATTTCTAACTTGACTTAAAATCATAATATTAATTTTGATTAACTTCTACTAAATCTTCTTTTGTTAATTGTGCTGTAGTAGCTATAGTAGCACTAACAGTTACAACATATCCAGCTGTAGTTACTATAGCGATAGGTAAACTAAGTGGAAGAGCTAATAATACTCCTGCTATAGCTCCTGAAACAATAGCAATTTTTTGTACTTTTTTCCAGAATGTTGGAGTTTTAGCATTCCATCTTTTAATTAAATTTTCCATAATATTAATTTTTAATAAATAAATCTGCCTCTTTTCTTCTTCTCTTTAGTAATCCTGGAAGTAATTTTCCACCTCCTGTAACATAATGGTTAATCCACCATGCATAGATAATCTCATTAGTTGCTTTTTGATTAATCAATCTAAATAAAGCTTCTGAACTACCACAGTTCCAACAGAAAGATACAAGAGCATCAAATTGGTTTTGGTTTAAAATAACCTTTATGTTTTTGATTACAGTTGCTTCATACTTAGGTAGCATTTCTAAAAATAATTCATTAGCTCTTTCTTGAGTAATCTTATCACCCAGTTTAAACTTGCTTCCATCCTTTCTAGCTGTGTTACCATACCCAATAGTAATTGGTAATCCACCAGTTCCAGGATCAACATAAGCTTTTAGCTTACATCCCTCAAAATATTTAATTAGATCTATGCCTTGTTGTGATGTCTTCATTATTCTTTTATAGTTGGTTCATCTTTAATATACTTTGACAACTGTTTGAGTATAGGAATATATTCCATCCAACCTAATCTTTTAAAGTTTTCTAAGTTTGACCAGATTAAATTAATAATTATGAAATTATAAAACCCATAATGCAACCACGAATATATATTAAAATTCCATGTAAAAAAACTTTTAACAGGAATATATATAGATAAAATGTTTGAACACCCAATCATAATCATATAAACTAGAAGTTTTAACCAACCTTTACCAAATAATTCTGAATCAAAAGATTTATTTTCTTTTCTACTAGCTTTGATACCAGTAAACATTTCTAATGAAAATAATATCACTAAAACAATTCCTACTGGTAATTCTATTCCAAACACTGCATTAAAATAATAAGCAATTGATGCAAGAATTGTACTAAGAGTTGCACCAAATCCAAGTAAGTTTGGATGGAAAGAACTGTTTAAAAAATGATCAGTGCTTTTATATCCAGCTGACATTACTAATTTACTTATTATTGTTTTCATTTTTTTAAATTAACTTTATGAATATAATGTACATGCAAATCTAATTCCAGTAGCAGTTCCAGTTGGTGCTGTAGGCATAGTTGTTATATTTGCTGTATTAGTTATTCCAAATAAAGCATCTGAGATTCCTACATCATATATAGTTCTCCAAGAAATTCCATCTGCATAGTAACCTACAACAAGATTTTCTCCAACTACTAAGTTTAATGTCTGACCTACTTCTGCTGTAAGTGAAATTTCATTTGGTCCAATAGAACATGCTGCAGCACCTTGACCTATTAAAGTCAATGTACTACCTAAACGACCTCTATAAATCCCAAAATAAACTATATCAGTACCAGAAAAACCCCACATTTTTACTTTAGATATAGTTCCTGTAACAGTACTAATTGTTTGATAATAATATTGAGTTGATGCAGCGTTTGGTGCTGTATCAGCAGAAGATACATCTTGAGGTGAAAACCCAACCGCAGTATTACTTGCACCATATATTTCTAATACAGTTCCTGCTGAATTTTTATAATGTATTAATCCATCAGCAACATCTCTAAAATATGTACTATTAGCAATACTTGACCAATCAGCACTTGAGTCTGTTTCTTTAGTAAAGTTTATACCATTACTACTACTTATTATTTTATCTCTAATTGCCATTACTTATAATATTAGGTAACTGTTCCTCAATTAATAATCTTATCTTTTCTAACTCTAACATAAGTGCTAGATGATTATCTCTAATATCTGCAATAGTTATAATAGTTTGCTCATCTACTTTTTGACAAAGTATTCTTGGTTCAGATAAATGTTGATCCTCTGTTAATTGAACTACTGCTCTATCAAAGGTAATACCATAAGCTAGTTCAAATTCAATTTTAACTGGTTCAATTTCTGACATAACATCTACATCATAATGTACATCTTGATACATTGTTGATGTAGTGTTTTCTATAAAGTCTACTACTATGTTTTGTAATTCCATCTTATTCTACGTTTATGTTTTCTAAAATTGATCCTCCAGTTAAATTTGTTATTGCATAACTGTTCCATCTTTGAATAGTTATAGCTGAAAAATTAACAGGTGTATTATATGAGAACACTGGACCTGCTGTTAATGTTTCTATATAAAAGTATTCATCAGTTCCTGGTATGTCTTGTGTAGCAATTACTGCAACATTTAAAAATGGACTACCATTAATTAGTGCAGCCATTCTTTGTGCTAAAAGAGCTTTAGTATTATATACCCCAATATTTGATTCTGAAATATTATAAGATAATGGTATGAAAATATTTATTCCTGTTGCAGCAATTGCACTTATATTAAATTTATATTTCATTTTTTTACCAGGTAATACTCCTCCATCAGTTGTAATATTAGTACTTAATCCTCCTGTAAGAACTCTTAAAGATAAACCAGCAGTTGTTGCTTGTATAGGTAATGCAACAGTATCTGTTATATAAATAGTTGATCTATCAATAATTAATTTACCACCAACCCATACAATTCCATGTGCTCCAATATTACTTGCAGCAGTATTAAAGTTATTTCTTACTGAAGCTAATAATCTTAAAGTTCCTGATTGTAATTTTATTGCATACCATACTCCAGAATCAGGATTTCCACCATGAATAAAATTAGTATATAAGTTTAATGTTCCACCATTTACTATTCTATCTAATGCTCCGGATAATTGATTTTGAACTGATTGATTTACAATATTACAAACACCTCCTGTTATAGTAAATCCAATACCGTAATGAAAAGTATCAATAGTTACATCTAATACACCAGAACTTTGTGTTATTGTACCTTGTGAAGGCATTGTAAGATTAGTTCCAAGAGTTGTAATTACATGTCCACCTCCTGCTAAAGTTATTGTTGAAAATCTTCCACCATTAACAAAAGTACCATTAGAACCGCCATAATATAATGCACCAAATTGACCATTAAGAATATAATTTTTACCAACATCATATATACCTGTACAATAACTACAATTTATAATGTTTGGATAACCATTAGCTCCATCACCTGAAGATACAGCATAAGTTACTCCAAGTATTTTTGTAATTTTTAAATCTAGTACAACTCCACTATTATAATTACCTACTGCTTGTGCAGTTGTAGATTCTAATAAATCTCCAGTTACTTTAACATCAGTATTATACCACCATGTACCTCCACCTATACAATTAGCTGCAGTAGATCTCCAAGAAATCATATCAATTTTTATACGACTTGTTGAAGAACCAGCTATATGTAAAACTCTACCACCACTTGATGTAGCAAAGTTAACATTGAAATATAGATTATTTGCAGTAGTTGTTACAAAACAATCAGCTGTACTTGATGTAACTGATTTTGCTTCAAAAATTGCATTAGCTAATGTATTATAAAATATATTACCTGTAGTAGTTGCTTTAGTAAAAGTTCCCATTCCATATACATTTGCATTAAGAGCAAAACCATTATCACTAAATATATGTCCTGACGTTGCTTTAGATACTATTGTACCTGGTTGAAAAAACCAATTAACTCCACTTTTACTTAATCCATTAGCAGCAGTTGTAGTTACTACATAAGTTCCAGTATTTACATAAATAGTATCTCCTGAAACTGCACCTGCAGAAGCAAGTTCTAATGTAGTATAATATGTTACTACACCTGTAGTTTGATTTGTAATATAAATTAAACCTGCATCACTACCACCATACTCAAGAATATTAATTGCTGCTGTTCCAACAGTAGCATTAGTTAAAATAGGAACATTGGGAGAAGTAAAATAATACTTACCAATTTTAGTAGATCCCGTATTAGAAACCATAAAGTTCTGAGAATATCTATCAAAAGCTGCTGATGTATAATGTATTCTTCTTAATACCCATTTAGTTGTAGCACTACCAGCATTAATTACAACATAACTACCATTGTGTGCAGGATTAACTTGATTCTTTACTAATAGTTTAGAAAATGATAGAGCCGGTATAGTAGATACATTAGCTGTTAAACCATTAATAGTTCCTAATGCACCATTTACTGAAGCTGTAAGAGTAGCAAGATAACCTGGTATTGTTACAGGATAGATTGTTCCATTTGCATATACACAAGTTGGTAATGCAGCAGTAGTTACAGTATCAACAAAATATGTAGGAATAACATAACCGTTTGATGCAGATGTAGTTAAAAAAACAATATTACTAGTACCAACTATTGGATTTACTGTTGTTTGATTATATAAAGTTAAACCATTTGATCCACCAGGTAATACATTAACTTGTAAAGGATATAATTCTGAAGTTTCATCATAATCTCCAACTCTTGTTAATAAATAAGTAGTAGAAGCTGAACCAACAATTGTAATTTCATATAGACCATTTTGTTTTTGTAATGCTTGATTTTTTACTAAAACAATATCTGTAGCAACTGGAGTATATAATGTATCAATTTTATTAGGCAAACTCCCATCACTTACTATACCATTTGCTGTTGCAGTTAAAGTTGCACCAACTCCATCATTAGCAAGTCCATTATAATATATTGGTGCGTATAATAATACAGCTTGAGTTACAGCATTTGCAAATGCAATAGAAGAAGGATCTGGAGGAATAGCTGGACCCGCTCCTACAACGACATAAGTAGAAGTTACTGTATCCCATAGATAAGCTATATTACCTGTATTATCAACATACATAAATCCATCAAGACCTATTGCTGGAAATGCACTGTAACTGTTAAAAAATAATACATTCTCATTAATAGTAACGGTAACAGCATCTCCTATTGTAGTTGCTACTACACCTGTACCAACAAAATCAATACTTTTTACATCAGTAGTAATTGCTACAGACTCTTCTAAAATAGAAATTTTTTTCTTTATATTTATTTCAGTACTCATGTTATGCTTATTTAAGTTTTACTATTCAGCAAAACTATGTGTATTAATTTCTACAATTACTTTTTTAATCTTAGCTGGAAGATCATTAAAATTAATTTCAATTGGTACTGTATTCTCAACTGAAACTACTGAACTAATTAGATCAATATTTGCCCAGTATGGAGCATCTAAAATTACTGTAAAAAAGTTAGTATTAAAGTATGCAATAAAATCAGTTAATGCTTTTGCATTTGTTTTATTTTCTTCAGATGGTTTCAATACTATTTCCTGAGCACCTAAGTCAACTACAATTGTTTCCTCAATTTGTGTAGAAACATTATTTGTTATTTTAATATCCATGGTTTAATAAATTGGTAATGTTAATAATGGTTCTATTTCTAAATTATTTGTTGCATATTTATATAGAACTACATTTGAAACCGCAACATTTGAAATACTATTCTTTATTCCTAAAGAAGGAGTAACAGCATTAGAATTAATTAAAAATCCTCCTAATCCTGTTAAGACACAATCTGTTCTTAATAAATTTACTTCAGTTGCTGTTGCACTAACATTTATCATATTAACAGCAGCAACATCTTCTTGTAAAAATTGACATCCAATCATGTTTAATTTTGCTGAATTTCCAACTTGGAAAGCTGGTGTTACAGTACCTAATTGTTTAATAATCCTGCATTTATTAAATAGTACATTTAATAATTGATTAACATTTATAAGAAATGTAGTTCCTTTAAAAGTAGGACTATTAAAAATAACTTTTGTATTACTTGAGTTTAATGCTTGACCCCCATTTCCTGCTCCTAAATTTATATTACCATTAAATGTAAGTGTATCATCGTAACCTAAAAGTGCCCAAATAAGTAAAGCTGAACTATTTGCTGCTTCAAAAATTATATCTCCATTCATTATCCATTCAAATCCTAAAGCAGTACCTTGAAGTCTAATAGCATATTTAAGATATGTAGAACCTGCAGTTTTAAATAACCATGCTGGTGCTGTCATAACAAATTTACCAATTGCAGATTGAGTTCCATTGGCATTAACAGTACATATATTATATGTAAATTCAACTTGTGTTTTACATGTAAAATTAAAATTTGTAAGACCTCTTAATATCAGATCATAAGCTGTAGTACCTAATATACATTTATCTAGTACAACAGTAACTGTAGACCATCCATTACTTGGTATAACACTTATACCTCTAGTACCATATCCTGCAGTTTTAATTAATGAATGAGCTTCAATATAAACATCTGTAGCGTAAAGACCAGTGTAAAGTGTAGCATTTTGAATAAATTCTCCATATCCTAATACTATTGCTTTAACAGTATTAATATCATCAATAAATCCACCTGATGTGAATATTACTCCTGGTTCACAATAAGTAATTATATTGGTTTTTAAAGTTACAGATACTGTATATTCACCGCTTCTTAGATACACACAACCTTGCTGAGTGGTTGATACTCCAAATGCAACTAAAGCCGCTTGTGCTGCAGCAATAGTGTAAAAAGGTAAACCTTCATTTCCTAAAGTAGCAGTTGAATCATTACCATTTATTAAATCAACAAATGCATAAATTGTATGTAGAACTGCACCACCTGTACTAGCTGCAACTAATGGATTACCAATAGATCCATCACCAGTAATTGTAATACCATCAACTGAGGGAGCTTGATATGCAGCAATTAAAGTATTACCTGAAGTTCCATCACCTGTTATAGTAGTTCCATCAACAGATATTTGAACAATAGGATTAAGTGGATCTGTATTATCTGTATCTAATCCAGTAACTGATTGTACACCTGCAGTTACTGGAGAAGTTACTGGAATTAATGAAGTTATCTGCTTTTGTAAATCGTCAAATTCTATAGCAGTAAATTTATAACCTCCTCCAAATTTAGGATCCCTTGTACCTAAAACAACTAGGTCAGATTGTTCTACAGTTTTCTTAATCATTTTTCCAGCTATTATGCTAGCAAATGGTGATGAATTTTGTGCCTTCATTTTATAGTTTTATTTATTATTAGAATATTTTTGTAAGTGTAAAGTTTCTTGTAACTATTGAATTACCTGCATTAGTTGTATTCCATTGTGCAGTAACTATCAATGTGTTGCTTATTGTAGTATTAAATGTTGTGTTGTTAATATTACTTAATACATAGCCTTCAAAGTTTGTTCCTGCATTTTTAATATAAGAAAATAAACCACCTGATGAAATTGATGCAACTGTTGTAGCACCAATGTTTCTTATTGTAAAATATAAATTTAATAACCAAGATTTTGAAGTTGTTGCATCCATAGCAATTATACCTGTATCGGCAAGGATAACTCCTGCTAAAGTCTTAACGTGAATATGAAGGGTAGCTGTTCCAACGCAAGAAAGTATGCCATCTAAAGATGCTTGAAAAGAATCTCCAATAGAAAATCCATTTGCAGGTACAGTTAATCCACCAACTCCTGTTCCTATTATTGTTGTTTCTACTATTGTACCAGTTACAGGTGTGCTATCTGCAGTTTGTGCAAAAAGACCAAATGTAGTTGGTGAAACATTTCCTGGAATATCTACTTGGGCTGCACCTCCAACACTACTTACAGTAACACCAGATCCAATAAAATTTATAATATTATTAGAAGGCACAGTTGCACCTTCATCTTTTACTATAGTTCTAGTAGAAATCTGAGTACTCATACGTATTATGAATTATACGTAATAAGTAATTCAGTACCTGTTCCATCAAATGTAAATGTAGAAGCAGCATAAGAATTATTAATACCATCAGCTCCAAAATTTACTGATTCACCTGGTTTAATAGGATCGCCTAAGAAAGTTCCATTAGCTGATCCTACATTTGCTATAGAAAAGCTATATGTTACTGCAGCTATTGTTCCTGATGTAGTTGTTCTAAAGTAAACAGGAGTTCTACTAACAGCTGTTGTATTAGTTACTATTTGAGCTAAGTAAGTATTAGGATTTACATAAGTAAGTGGTGCAAGCGGTGTACCTGGAGTATTTGTTCCTGCTAAATAATAAACTGGAGGATTAAATGTACTTGTAGCTGAATCATAAATTCTAATTTCTAACCATGTAACACCAGCAGCATCTAATACAATTGCGGATTCATAATCTGTTCCTGCTTGAATTGCAACTAAAATTGAATTTAGTTGTGAACCAATATTTATAACATTTTGTGCATTATCATTTATGCTAGAAAGACCTTTAAGGACATTTAATTGCCAGTTAGCATTTAAACCATCTGAATTTATAATCGACATAATAAGAAATTTTAATAAACAGTATTATATAATATACAAAAAACATTTCATTTATACAACAAATATAAACAAAAAATCCCTCACAACTTAATGCAAGGGATACTGATTAATGTTTACCAATACAATGTGACTCTTGGATCACAAAATAAACTTTATCATTTAGTTCAAATTGATCAGCATAAGATAATTGTTTTGGTGTAATTAATACATGATCACCAGGTTTGCAGAATGTAACCTCAGGTCCAACTGCATCCACTTTTAATCTGTTCCAAGACTTTCTAAACTCAGCATCTTTTGCTGCTTGTGCATCGGCTAATAATTCAATAGCTCCAACTCCTTTTTCTAATGTAGGCATCTCAATGATTACCAATTTCCCTGCGTATTCCATATTTATTTTGATTTTGATTTATTATACTTATAGATAATCTTTGTAATCTCATACATACTATTTAAAAAATATTCTTTAGATATATAAAGTTTACTACTATTTTCTATTTCTTCTGTAACATCTTTGAAATCCCATTCATAATTATAGGATCCTTCCTTGATAAATCTATCTCTTATTGCTGACATAACTTTAGTTTATAAAATTTTCCTAATATATTTCCATTCAAGAACTCATCACTCTCCAGTACACCTAGTATAAACTGGAACTTGCATTCATAATATGATAACTCCTGCTTACTATAGCAAATCATTGTGATTTCTCTTCTAATTGGAATACCTCTCTTATGTGCATCTTTTAAAGTGTCATTACTACTGAAATAGTTTTGATAAGTAAACTTTCTTTTTCTAGTATAAGTCTTCAATCGTTTATCTGCAGGTAGAGCTTTCTTACTCAACTTAGTTTTTACATCAGCAAAGAAATTCTTTTTACCAATATATCTAACAGACTTACCATCTATAATTGACAGCATCTCATATATAAATCCTATTGATCCCTCAGGAATCATATCTTCAGTAAACTCAGCACCTTTATAAATCCACATATTATCTTACATATAATTGTTTAACTCTACTTGTCTTAAGTCTTTTAGTTTTTTCAGTAGCTAATTCCCTAGTACGTATCATCTTCTTTTTCATTACATAATCCTGGTGTAACATTTTTTTATTACCGTTCACTAGATCTGCATTATGTATACTACCAGTTGACGCACAAGAAGACAATACAATAACAGCAATAAAAATTCTCATAATACTTTAGCCCTAACAGGAGTTAACTCATTAAAATAAATTAGACAATCTTTAGCAATAGTCTTTCTCTTTCTAGCCAAGTGTGGATTCAACATAATATGTTTAAACTCAACACCATCTTTTACACCACTAATATAATAAACTACTCCTCTCTTATACAATCTCTTCATGAAATCAGCATATTTATTTCTAGTATACTTTAACTCATCCATCAATGTAGTGTCTGTATGAGGAGTAGTCCTCTGTTGATACAAGATATTATAACTACCATTAGTCATATTGGCCATCTTTAATATTCTACCGTAATCAACAGGAGTAAAATTATCTACAATATAAGCTAAGGCATTGGAATCAATAATGACATATTCATCACTATGCACTATAACAAGATCCTTATCAACATAGTTCACAGAACTTACATCAACATGAATCTCACCTGTAGCAGTATCCACAGCAGATCCTATAATCTTTTTCTTCCTTACTATTGGTATAATCATAACAACTCACAACTATGATGTGTCTTAATGGGTGCAGCTGGTTGATCAATAACAACAGTGATACCAACACCAACAGAACCACCTATTAGAATACGAAGTCTATCTCTAAAAGAAAATCTAATTAGTACACCTGTCATTATTCCAAACGTATCTTGATCATCACCCTTTACTGTATACTTCCTAGAGTCTGCTGGTTCAATGTTCTTTAAATATTTTTTTCTCATGATACAAATATAATCATTTTTTATTCACTGTGCACCTTTTTGGGTGCAAATGATAATTTATTTTTGCACCTTTTTGGGTGCATGCATCACTCTACATCTCAATGAATGTGTTTATAGCTGCACCTTTTTGGGTGCAACCAATCCTCTGAAACCCTTACCAGTACTAGGATCTTAAAAGTGCCCTATATTAGTATATTTACCTACCCTGACCTTGGTATGGTTTCTTATACTTTTTACTACCTTTTGACTTACTACTCTTAGTCTTTGCATGTACTCCCGGTCTGCTTACTTTAGGAGAGAGTTTGGAATTAGATCCCTGAATATTTTGTGCCATAACTTATATTTTTAGAAGCAAATATAACAAAATATTTTATACCCCCCCTATCTGGGTAATGTGGAATTAAATGATGACTGGGTATTGTGGAATTGAATTATAGGTGTGTGTGTTATATATCTCTACCAGTTGACTCCCCCCCATGCAAGCAGCGAGGTGGTACCCCCCATGAAATTATTTTGTTGACTTGAAATTCAGAGAGAAAAATCAAGAAAAACATCCACAGGGAAGAGAATGTAGTCAAGTACTACCACAACCAACACCACTCAACCTACTCACAACCTCTCATCTTCTACAGAACAGACAGGAACCAGGAGCAGAGGAAGACAAGACAGAGTACTATCTACTATCTACATAGAGAGGTCGCTCATATATTGCTTGAACATAAACTTAAATCCTAAAGGATTTATTTATTTACTTAAACTATATAGTTATGA